GCTTGCGGCGTCCCGCATGACGAAGCCCCCGGAGCCCCGCTCCGGGGGCTTTTTTCGTGTCCGAGGGGAGGGGAGACCGGGCAGTGGCCTTGCGCAGCCGCGCGGCCTTCCGTAACGCTGCGCGGCGCCGGATCGGGCGGTTAGCTCAGTTGGTAGAGCGTCTCCTTTACACGGAGAGGGTCGGGGGTTCGAGTCCCTCACCGCCCACCAATATCTACAGGCACTTAGCAACGGTGCTGCTTACCAGAGATGCGCGGTAGTAAGCACATGGTAAGCGCCAGGGGCAAAACGGACCCGAAATGCCGGACCTGAACCCCACCGTCGGCGACCTCTTCAAGGCCAAGGCCGTCACCGACGATCAGGTGAACGCGCTGGTCGATGCCGTGCTCGCTGGCCGGACGGACGAGCGGGCCGAGCTCGGCGAGGGCTACGTGCTGGACGTGGCAGCCGCCGTGAAGGCAAGCCCGTTCGCGACCTCTGTCCTGCGCGACGACACCAGCAGGCCGGGCGCCAAGCGCAACGCGGTCCGCACGGCGATCCTACTCGCGCGGGCGCAGAAGGTGTGAGCGACCCTGACGCCGAGGTCTGGCGCTACACCTTCGAGCCCGGCCCCGACTTCACGCTCGAGGTACGCGGCCAGATCATCGGGCGCATCGTTCGCGACGACGTGATGCCGGGCGGATCGAAATGGGGCTGGTCGATCACCTGCGTGCGCCAGTTCGTCGGCATGACGAAGCCGAGCAAGACGGACAGCGGATACGTCGACACGAAGGCGGAAGCGGTCGAGGCGCTTCGGGCGATGTGGGCGCTGGAACGCGACTGGCGCGCTGAGATGCGGGCCCTCACCCCCTACCACGACGCCGGCATGACGCATTGGGTTGGGCTGACGGCGTGGGAAACCTACGAGCGCCCGTCGGCCGCCGAGATGCCCGAGCTTCGAGAGGTCGGGCGCGAACTCGGCCTCGACGCGATGAAGCCGTGGGAGATCTATCAAGCCGTCTGCCGCGAGGTCGAACCCACCGAAGCGAACCGGGAAGAGCGGCTGGCCGAGGTGCGGCGGCGGCTGATCGCGGTGGCGGAGAGCGAGGAAGAGCGGCCGTGGTGCGTGGTGCGGAAGCGGATGCTCACGGCGGGCGGATAGCGCGCACGAAAAAAGCCCCGAGGCCGAAGCCCCGGGGAGGTGTGTGGACGGATGTGGATAGGGTGGATCAGCCGCCACGCTTGGGCGGCCCATGGCGCTCCTGCCGCGTCTCCCGCAGCAGCTCGATCATCATCGACATCTTCTCCTCGATCCGGCCGAACCGCTCCTCGAGCTTCGGCAGCCGGTCCCGGTCGCGCTCCAGGCTCGCTAGGCGCTCGGCGAGGCGGAGATCGTTCTCCGTGAGGCCGGCGATCTTGCTGTCGAGCCCAGCCGTATAGGTGCCGGCCCAGAAGACTTGCCCGCCGAAGGCCAGCGCGAGCCCGCACACCGCCCAGAATGGCGCACGCCGCGGCAGCGTCACGATGCCGTCGGGCGCCTCGCCGGCTGCCTGGATGGTGTCGGACATCGGGTCAGGCTTTCAGCAGGCGGGCGGCGCCGGCACGGGCCAGCGTCGTGAGCGGGGAGGAGACGAAGAACGCCGTCAGGATCGTGGCCTCGATCGGTACGTACTCGGGCGGCAGCGGCTCGATGGGCCAGCCGAGAGCGAAGGTCTTCGAGAGGCAGATCGCCCCGAAGTGGACGGCCGGCGGGATGCCGATGCCGTAGATCAGCCCCTTGAAGGCCGGGGCGATCGCCGCCTTCGCTTGGTTGGCCGCGATCTCGGCTTGGATGCTGGCGATCGCGGTTTCCTTGTTGGCCACTGTCGTCGCGTCGAGGTGGGCGAGGAACGGCTTCAGCACCGCATCGCCGAAGACGCTGACGAGGCCCTTCAATAGGACGGACCAGCCGCCGGAGAAGATCGCGCCGAGGAAGCCCATCAGCGCGGATCCCGAGGTAGAGCCGTCAGCTTCGTCGCGTAGGCGCGGGCGGCGAGCCGGGCGACCGCGAGGAAGGTCGCCACCTTCGCGCCCGGCAGCCACTCCGGCAGCAGCGGCGCCAGATCGACACCGGGCAGCGCGTCGAGGACGTCGGGCAGCGCCATCACGGCAGCCAGCAGGTAGACGCGCCAGCCCGAGGCCGCGCGCCAGCAGCGGCGCAGGCCGAGGCGGGCCCGCGCGAGAAAGGGACGGCGTGCCATGGTCAGGCCTTCCGGAAGGAGGTGTGGATCAGGTCGTAGAGCCCCGCGAGGCCGGAGCGGAGCGCGCCGCCGGTCGCCTGGACCCCGGAACGAAGAAGCCCGCCGGTGGGGGCGGGCTTCGGATTGTCACCAGGTGCGACGGCGGGTGGCGGCGTTGTCACAACGGGCGGCTTTGGTGCAATCGCCCCCGTCATCGGCGCCAGCGGGTCGGCCGCCGGCTCGCCCATGCCCGGGCTCCACGGCGTGTCCTTGATCTTCGACCACTTGGCGAAGGCCTTCGCGAGCTTGGTGTGGTAGCCGTGCTTTGCGTAGCTCGCCCCGTTGTAGCCGCGGGCGAACCCGGCCCAATCGTGCCGGCGCAGCTCGTCGTCGAGCCCGTTCGTGACGATGAAGCGGACCATCGCCGCCAGGTGCTCGGCCTCGCCGCCGTTGCAGAAGGCCAGCACCATCGCCTGCGGGGTCGAGTAGCCGGCCGCCTTGAAGTTCTCGCCCAGGATCTGCCCGAGGCCCCAGGAGGCGGCCTTCAGCGCGGCGGTCTCGTCGATGGTCAGGGCCTGCGCGAGGCGCGGATAGCTGTCGGACGGGTAGGCGCCGGGCTTCCACGCGGCATAGGCGAGGCCGAGCGAGGCGGCGCGGGTGCGCTCTGCGCCCGCGAGGTTGCGCCAGAAGACGTGCGGCTCGAACAGCATCTTCGGCCGCTTCAGCCTGTCGAAGCCGCCGCCGGAGGCCTCCACCTCCATCACGGCGTGGATCTCGTCCTCGCCGACTCCGATGGTGTGACCGATCCGGGGGAGGTCGTAATCGGTCAGGCGAGCGGCGGCGCAGACGAAGCCGGCCGCACGCAGCTGCGCGAAGGTGGTCGCGTTGGGCGACATGGCACAGGATCTCCGGATCAGAGGACGGACACGCGCACCCGGGCGAGCCCGCGATGCGTGATGGCGAGCGTGCTAGAGGTCGATTGGCTGGGCGCGCAGCAGGCACAGGGACTGGCAGCAGAGCCGAGCGGCCAGTTGAGGGGAAGCCTTGCAATTCCTGCTAAATTAAAGAAGACTGAGCGACAAATCGGCGTCGCTTGAAAAAGAGAAAATATATGTTTCTGAAGACAAATAGCGGTAAAATATTAGGCTCAAATTCAGTCGGAGACGTTGTTCAGCTTTCGATTTTGGCCGAAAATGTACCAAAATTTATCGATCTAAAATCAGATGGCCATAAAATAATTGAAGGAAAGCTGGCGGGATACGAGATCGTGAGGGCCGGGGAGTCTAGCGTTCAGCTAAAATCAAATGATTTATATATATGCGCCGCGCCGGGCTGGAACTCTGTCGAATTCGACAGAAAAAGCGCGAGTTTGTGGGAGACCTTCGAATTAATCGATTGGGCTCAACTTAACGCTATTATTGAAGAAGGCGAACTGTCTTTGCGAGACGGGGCGCTGCGTCCGGCATCGAAGGTTTGGGGTGGGACCAAATTTGTGCGCTCAGATCCGAGCGTGTCTGAAATCAGGCATGCCTTCTATGTCCCGTGGAGCCTTCAGGGGCCATGGGGGCTCTTTACGTCGGACGGAACTCCCGTGGTTGACGCGATGGTTGGCCGCCTAATTTACAACATACCTCTAGATGTTTTGCTTACGTCCGATGATATCGAATGCACAGCAAGCGATGATGTCTATATATACGGTGGTTTTTTTAACTGCCATTTCGGCCATTTTCTTATTGATACGCTTCCTAGATATTGGAATGAGGGGTTATTTGGCAAAGGCCGCCCCAAGATCGTCTGTCATTCAGAAGAGGTCCCTAAAGAATGGTTCAATAATTCTTTTGTTGCTCAGATCATGGGAGCGCTCGGGCTCTGCTACGAAGATTTCGTAGTGTTCGATCGCCCGACGAAATTGAAACATGTAATTGTTCCCCGACCTGCGCTGGTGGGGCAAACCCTCATTCATCCTATCTATGCTGATATGTGTCGACGCATTTCGAATATATTATGCGGCGGAGATAAGATCGGATCTGCCGATGAGGCTGTCTTCTACTCTCGAACCAAGCTCAGGATGGGAACTCTCAAAATCATAAACGACTTCGATCTCGAAGAAGAAATCAGAAGCCTCGGGGCTCGCATCGTCTATCCTGAGATGCTGAATTTAATTGATCAGATAAAATTGATGTCCGAAGCCAATCATATAATCGGAACCACTGGTTCGTTTCTGCACTTGAGCGCTTTTTGCCAGGAGCCTCGGCTGATTTCGGCCCTTGCTCACGCGAGTGGTGTTGCCAGCAACTTTCACCTAATCGATTTGGCTGCTGGCAACATCGCTCGATACGTGGAACCCGTTTCGTACGAGACAGTCGATCCACCATATGGCTTTATGGGGGGCGCTCGGCTCAACAATGTCCGGGCTATAGCAAAAGAGTTGATGGAGCTACCAAGTCGCTAAGGTTGTCCTCTTCCACGTATTAGTGGCCACGCAACGATACTCGTAATTCACATCCCAGGTTCTCGTGCCGACGACGCAGGCCGAACCCGAAGAGGAAGGCGGCGCGGAGGTTTCTCGCAGTAGACTCGGGCCGATCGAGACCGCGCCGCCGCCAGGGTTGAGTCGTAACTCGGTGTTGAACGCACCATTGTGCGTCGATTGGATGCGTCCGGCATCCGCAGCCGTGTCATAATCGACAAGCACCTGGTAGGTCGTGCCGCCTGCCGTCGCCTTCACCGAAGAACCGGCAAGCGATCCTCCGAAGTTTCCGGCCCCTCCGACGCCCAAGCCGCCATTGGGGATCTGCAATGCCCCCGTCGCTGCCGAGGTGGAAGCGTTACCGTTGCTCATCCGGATCGAGCCGTCGCCGTAGAGCAGGAAATTGTTAGAGGCGAGGGCGTAAGAACTGAACGTGCCGCTCAGATTGAGCCCGACCGCATGGCTCCCCGCGATCTCGATGCTGGTCGGGCTCGTGGTCGCGTCCTTGATGGTCGCGACCGAATGAGTGTTTGTGCCGATGCCGGACGTTCCGAAGCCAAGGCCAACTTTCGATTGGCTATCGATCTCAATGGAGGCCTCCTGCGCGACATGCTCACCATTGATGCGGAGCGCCCATAGCATCGAATTGTACTGAGTGCTGCTCCGCGTGAAGCCGTCTCCGGTAATTTGCATGCCATGGGTGATCATGCCGTTCCCTGCGACACCGACGCGAACGGAAGTGCAGTCGGTGGGGATAAGGCAGTCGACACCGCTCGTGTTAGCGTAATCGACTTCTAGCCCAGGAAAAAATCCATTCTGGATATTGGGATTTGTGTCGAGGTGATAGTTGAATGCGGCGCCCCATGCAGAGCCAGCGCCATCAACGACTTTCGTCTCGAAATACGAGCCTGCCTTTGCGTTGAGGCCGGCATAGTTGATCCAGCCGAGCGAGCACGAGCCATCGGCAATGCCGGACGAGGCGAGAGACGTAGGGCCTCCACCGGCCGAGGATGACGTGCAGTTGGCGGACACTCGATAGACGTTCTCTCCGTTCTTGACGTTGTCGCGAGCAGTGTACGCCGTGTTTTGGGCCCAGGTCTTCAACCGGCCCTTATCAATGGTCGTGATCACCGCGAACGATTGCTCTTGGCTATGGACATCGTCCTGCGTGGTCGATGAGACCAAGAGAGACGTGCGCTGGTGATCGTTGGTCGGGGAAGCATCGTTGTCCCCCGACAGGCACGACAGGGCCGGGCAGAAGGACACCATGTTGCCGGCACCGATACGCACGGCGTTCGGGTTCTTGTACGTCGCGTTGCTGGCGCCTCCGCGGTTCGAAAGCGACACGTCGAGCGGCGACACACCATTCACCGCCAGCATCGCAGGGGAGGACTGGAACCCCAGGCCGCCGGATAGGACGCATCCGAACGGCACCATCGCCTTGGAGCCGCGGTCACGGATGGCGAGCTGCTGGCACGTTCCACTGTTCTGCATACCGATCTCAGGCAGCGTGAACACCTGCGCAGAAGCCGGGGCGGCGAGCGCGCAAACACCCATCGCCACGGCGAGAAGGGCTGCCCGAAAGGATCGAATCATGTGAAGGCCCTTCACTGCGGCTGGAGAGCGGCGGACGCGAGCAGGTTTTCGATCTGCGCGTCCGAGAGAGATAAGGTCGCCTGGACGAAGACGAGCAGTGCGCAGCCGGGCGTGATGACGGCCGTCGTCCGATAGGCGCGATTGACGGGGTTGCTCACGTCGGAAGGAACAGCGTCTCGCACCGTGGCCGAGGCGCCCGGAAAGGCGTTCTCAAGAGCGGCGTAGAACTGGCCGGCCGTAAGCGCGCCGTCGCCGCCGCTGGCCGCCACGACATCGAGTGTGACGGCTGTGCCTTGCCGGCCGACCTTCACGGTGCCCGTGGGAGAGCGGACGTCGATTGGGAACGTCGGGCGGATCGGATAGCTCGGCATGGTGCGTCCTCAGGCGAATTCGACCGGCTCGCAGAAGACCTCTTCCGTCTCCGGCCCGATGGTGACGAGCACCCGCACGTCGTAGAGACCCGGCGGCACGTCGAAGAGCGAGCCCGCGGGAAACACGGCCTCGACAAGGCCGGGGTTCGAGACGACGAGCGTGCCGGACGCGAGCGAGGCCGCGAGCACGGGGACCGGCTCCCGCCCACTCCAGCAACCACGATGCGGCGCCCGCGGCGTCACCTCGATCGCGACCTCGGAGCAGGTCGAGAAGTCGATCAGGCCCGCGTCCGTGATGTCGAGGCGCCCGCGCTCGTCGGCGCTGCGAAAGACGTGGCGGAACCGCCACTGCCCGCGCCGGGAGACGGCGCCGAGCGTGTTCATGAAGGACGGCATCGGCGTCAGAGCTTCAGGTAGAAGGTGCCGAGACGGCTCGGCGGGAGGTTCGACACCGGCAATCCACCGCCTGGGTTCGGCTGCGAGACGCTGAACGTCTTCGCCGCCGGGACACCGGTGTTGGCGTTCGCGAGCCCCTGCTGCAGGTTCGTCACCGGCGAGGCGCCGGTCGAGGCGGTGATCGAGGCCGTCGCGAGGGTCTCGTGCGTGATGTAGCTGTGCGCCGGGTAATCGACGGTCACCGAGCCGCCGGGCAACGTCGCCGGCAGGTTCCTGTTGGACAGCACGGTGAGCGCGTCGCCGCCGATCTGACCGGGCACCTGCGCGTCGCCCAGCGCCGAGAACCGGGCGCCCGACACCGTTCCAGTCGAGCCCGCCGCCGCGGCCTGCGAGAGCGTGATGGTGGTGCCGCTGATGTCCGTGATCGTGGTGCCGGCCGAAATGCCCGTCGCGATCACCGTCATGCCGATGGCGAGCCGCGCGGAGCTGAACACCGTTGCGGTCGTCGATCCGGCGGTCAGCGTCAGATCCGTGATGGTCTGGAGCCGCCCGGCTGGGCTCGACCCCATGTCGTCGAGGCCGGCCTGAAGGAGTCCCTGCATCGTCGGGATGACGATCTGCTTGCCGGCCGAGAAGTCGCTCGCGGCGGATGTGCCGCGCCCGCCGACGACCGAGGCGACCGTGTCGGGGAAGGTGTTCCAGAGGTAGGCGAAGGCTGCCGATGCGGTGGCGGAAGCAAGCTCGGTCGCACCGGAGCCCGCGCCGCCGAGCGTGCGCCCGTTCATCCGCACCCAGCCCGGCACAATCCCGGCGTCCAGGCGCCACTTCACATCGCCAGTCGCTGCGATGGCGGTCGGATCGACGGTCCCTCCCTCGCCGCCGCCTCCGGTCGTTGGCGGCACGGTGCCGAGGCCGTCGTCGCGCCACAGCACATTGCCGTAGGGGCCGAGCACCTCCTCCGCGTAGAGGGCGGCCGGCAGATAGATGCGCGGGAATCGGCCCGTGCCGTCCGCCTTCACCGGCTGGGCGAGCGGCTTCGTCAGCGCCGCATCGGAGTAGACCGCGAGCGGCGTGGTCGTGCCGGCCTTGAAGAAGGCGACGCTCGGCACGAGCAGGGGGCGGCCCGAGGCGTCGAGGATCTGCTGGCGCGACTTCGGCCACGACTCGGCGGCCGATGCAGCCGAGACCAGGCCGAGCGCGAGAACGAGCCCGGCGGCGAAGGATCGATGCATGTGGGGGAGCCTGAAACGACGAAGCCCCGCACGAGGGGGCGGGGCTTGGTCAGGGCCAGCGCGTAGGGCGCGGCACGGTGATCAAATCGCGGGTTTTGCCCGACGGGTCAAGGGGCGTTGGCTGGCGACGGCGCGCGGACGTGCTACCGTGCCGCCATGCCCTCGACCCCGTCGCAAAAGCTCTGGTGCCTCGCGCAGGTCGCGTTCATCGCGGCGCTCACTTACGGCATGTCCGTGCCGCCCGAAGGCAACCCCGCGCCGGTCAATCCGGCGCAGGTCGTCGTCAGCTTCGGGGTTTCGGTGATCATGGCGGCCTTCTTCACTGCCCTGATCACCCGGCTATGGGACCGCGCGCACCTTCACCTGAAGGGGTCCGCTGTCCTCGCGGGAGCCGCTGCCGGCGCTGCGGGCCCCGAGCACCACGAGGCGGTGCAACAGCGCGATCGTATCGGCTCCGGGCTTGGCGTTCGCGAGATCCGCAAGACGCCGTCCTCCCTCTGGCGTGGTCAGCAGCGCGGCTAAGCGGTCAACGTTCCGGCCCGCCTGCCAGTCCTCGATGCCCTGGGCGATCCGCTTCGGCAGGTTGAGGCCGCCAGTCGCAAGCGCCTTGTTCGCCTCCCCGCCGAGGCCGCCCTTGCGCAGTTCTGCCAGCGCCTCGTTGTTGAACGAGGTCCGCGAACCGACGCCCTGGCGCGTGCCGGTGGCCTCGAAGATGTCGAGCAGGCGGGAGAAGCCAGCGGCGAGCCGCTCGCCGTCCGGAAGGGCGCGGATCGCAGCGAAGACGTTCTCGCCGGCCAGATCGTTGCCGCGGATGCTGGCTGCGAACTTGGCCCCGCCCGCCTGATTGGCGCCGCTCTGGAGATCCTTGGTCTTGGCCGCGAACTCGGTCCCGAGATAGGTCCGGACGAGCTCGCGCGCCGCCAGCGGATTGCTGCGCGAGATCGCACCGACCGCGGCCCCGACATCGGCCGAGGAGCCCTCGACGGGTTTGACCGGGAACAGCGCGTCGATCGCGCCCTTCATGTCCGGCCGCTCGGCGATCCGGCCCAGCGGAGAGCGCTCCACGGCCTCGCGGCCCTGATGGGCGAGGGCGAGGCGCTGGAGCCGCCTGCGCGCCTCCGGCAGGAGGGCGAGCAGGTCTTCGTTCTGGCGCATCGCGGCGCGGATCCGCTCTGCCGTGACGCCACCCTGGCCGCTCACCCCGTCGAGGATGCGCGTCACCTCGCGGGCCGCGAACGCGTTGCGCGCCGCGGGCGTGGCGTTGGCCAGGAACTCGCGGGCGGCGGTGGCGCCCTCCAGGTGGGTCGGCACCTGCTCTGCGGGCGTATTCAGCCTGCGAGTTTCAGGGTCGCGCTGCGTCACACGGCCGAGCGGGGTATTCCCGCCGAACGGCTCCAGGGGCCGGCTGTTGGCCGCGAAGTTGGCGTCGGCCACCGCCATCTCAGGCGCCGTCTTGAGCTGCTCGTCGAGCGCTGTTCGCACGCTCTGCAAGCGGCTCACCATGACGCCGTCGCCGGCCTTGCGGGCCTCTCGAAGCACTTGGTCGAGACGCTCGCGGGTCTGGTGCAAGCCGTCGATGGTCAGCTCCGTCTCGCGCACACCCGACACTGGGTCGGGCCGGTTGCCGTGCAGGTCGCGCCGAACAGCCTCGAGGGCGCTCCGGATGTTGCCTTTCGCCGTCCCAAGCGCCGTGTCGATGGCGTCGATGGCCGGTTGCGGATTCACTTGGCCGAAGCGGACGTCCGGGATCTCTTCCGTGACGGTGGTGCTCTTTACGTAGGGGGCGGGCGGCTCGCGCATCGCGCCAACGGTGCGCTCGTAGGCCTCCAGCGGATCGACGTGCTCGCCCCGCATCAGGGCGCCGACCGTCCGGCTGCGGATCTCGGGGCTGAGGCTCTCGGGCGGCACGCCGGCACGGCTCAGCGCCTCGTCCAGGCTGCTCTCCGCCTGCGACTGCGCTGCCCGGTACTCGTCCGTCACCTGTCCCTGCCGACCGCGCGCCGCGGCAGCTTGCCGCTCGCTGTCAATGGGGAAGCTCGGCACGCCGCGCTGCTCGTTCTGAAGCTTGCGCAGCAGCTCGTTGGTGATGTCCCGCGCGGCGCCGCCATCGGCGTCGGCGCGGAGATACCCGGCCTCGATCAGACGCTCGCGCCAATAGTTGTCGATGCCCTTGCCGCCCTCGCGCGCCACGTTCCCCATGCCGGGGATGTTGAAGCGCTGAAGGTCCGTGGCCAGCACGTCGCCATCAAGCCGCAGGCCGCCGTGCCGGGCGACGAAGCGAGCAAGGCTCTCCGGGCCAGCGGCGGCCGAGGCCTCGACGACAGGCGGCGGGTCCATGGGACGAGGGGCGGCGTCCGTGAAGCGCGGGGCGCCCTCTGGCTGCGTAATGATCGGCTCGCCCGGTCGCTCGACGGTCACGGTGCGCTCAACGCCCACGCGCTCTGGCGCAGCGCGGGCGGCAGCATAGTCGCGATTCCCCTGTTCGGAGCGGGCCGCCTCGCGGGCATCGGCGACGCCGCGCATCTCGCGCTGGATCACCTGGCCGGCCTGATCCGGGGAGACGCGCGGGCCGGCCGCCTGCGTCGCGCGGATCACCGCCTGCCCCTCAGGCGTTGCAGCGACCGCGCTGCGGGCCGCGGCCTGGACGGCCTCGCCGGAACGCGCGGAGGAGGGGGAAGCGGGCGCGATCGCGTCGAGCCCAGCCTGCCCGGCCGCATCGATCTGGCCGGGGCGCGCGGCGAAGAACTCGGAGAGGCCGCCTTGCCCCTCCACGACGCGCTGGAGATCGCCCAGCCGACGCGGGCCGACGACCTGCTGCAGCGCCTCGGCCCAGGTCAGGGCGACGCCACGCGCCGCCGCATCGTCCATGAGCGAGCGCACCGCCGTGACCTCGTCGGCCGAGATCTTGCCGGCTCCGGCATCGAACAGGCGCTCGGCCGTGCCGGGGCGGCGCGCGAAGGCCTGCGCGGCACCGCCCGCGACGCCGCCGACGAGGCGGGCGACAGGCTCGGCCTCGGTGCCCTTGGTGACCTGACCGGCCGTCTCGGAGGCGAGCGCCGGCACCAAAGCGTTGCGCGCGGCCGTCGCGACGGTCTTGCCCGCGCCGGGGACGAACTCGGCCACGGTGCGGGCGAACTCGCCGGCCGTGGTCTGGGGTTCGTAGAGCTTGCCGGTCGCGGCTTCGAGCGCGCCGATCGCGGTTTGACCCGGCATCGGCAGCTCGGACGGCGAGGGGAGCCCGCCCTTCACCGCGGCGCGGGCCGCGGCGGCTTCGGCCTCCGGCAGTGGCGCCTTGCCCGCCAGGGCACGCGCCCCCTTGGCCACCTTGTCGGTCAGGTAGCCGATGCCGGTCTCCGCCAGCCCGAGCACGGTCTGCGGCAGGTCCGGCAGGCTCGCGGCACCGCGGATGATGCCGGCGCCCGCCGACTGGACGACGTCGCCGACCGCCGAGGGCGCTTCCGCCGTCGGCTTGCCACCCTTCGGAGCACCCTCGTCGAACCGGTCGAAGAAGTTGCCGCCGTCGGCCGCGGGCTTGCCACCCGAAGCCTTCGGAGCCGGCTGGTCGTCGAACTGGTCGAAGAAGTTCGCCATCAGGATCAGGGTCCCGCGAGGATGCTGTCCGGCCCGTTCTCACGGACCGGGCCGAGGATGCGCGCCGAGGCGCCCTCACCATACTTGGCATCGAACTGCGTGCGCAGGTTCGGATCGGACCGCAGCGCGCGGACCGCCGCCATGGGGATGCTGACCGGGCCGGTGGGCGCGGTCGGCTTCGCTGCCTCGGCAGCGGCAGGAGCCGCCCCCTGCGCAGCCGACCGATCGCCCTGTCTGGACTGCCCGCGCCGGTAGCTCTTGAACCGCTCGAACGGACCAGGCAGAGCCCGGAGAGCCCGGTCGGCCTCGGCCTGATCGACCTCGCCGCGCAGCGCCCGCCCGGCGATCTCGCCCGCCGCAGCCTGATAGTCGAGCAGTCCGCGGAAGGTGTCCGAAACGATCTTGTTGCCCTCGGGCGTCTTCAGCAGCGAGGGAATCGCATTGCGGAAGGTTCGCATCTCCATGTCGGAGGTGGCGCCCGATCCCGGCACGCGCATCTGCGGGGTGAGACGGTCTGCGATGGCCCCGAAGGCCTCCATCTCGCCGAGCTTGCCGCCCGTGAGCCCGTCGGCGACACCATCAAGCCCGGCGGCCTTGGCGAACTGCGCCAGCGTGAGGCGAACCTGCGCGCCGCGCCCGGTCGCGATCTGAGCGCCGAGATCGGACAAGGCCTCGACGTCGCCGCGCATCCGCACCGACTGATCGGCCGCGTCTACGATCTCGCCGTAGCGCTTCGCCTGGTGCTCGTTGGCCTTCTCGGCGAACTTGCCCGCTCCCTTGGTATCGACGTTCACCTGCGTGCGAGCGCCGCCGATCCCGAAAGGCTTCCCGTCCGGGCCCATGCCAGCGCCGGTGCCCTCGGGGATGCCGTAGGATTGACGCTCCTCGGCCGTCAGCGGGCGCGGCTGTTGGCCGGCGATGATGACACGGGACTGGGTCGGATCGGTCGAGTGCAGCGCCACCATGCCGACACCGGGCATCGCCTGATAGGTGAACTTCGAGCTGTCCTTGTCCGGTGCCGTGAACAGCACGTCACCCGTGGCGGTGTCCACGAGGCTGTTGCCGACCGTCGCGGTGTTCCGCTTGGCCTGCCCGATGGGGAGGATCTGGCCGTTGCGGGTATTCACCCAGGCGCTCTGCCCGTTGACCTCCTTCAGGTCCCAGCCGGCGTCTTGCCCCTTGAGCATCTGCCCGAAGATCTGCCCGGCCATGGCGCGGGTCTGCGGGTTGCGCCACGCAGCGTTAAGGGCGGTTTGGAGCTCGGGCGTCATGCGGGTGCCAGCGCCCGCCGGGAAGCCGGGGAAGGCCTGCGACGGTGCGGCCACGGCCCCACCCTGCGGGACGACGAAGCTGGCCGGCTGCGCGCCGGCGGCGGGGAGGTTCGGGGCGTCGGGCTCGGCCGAGGCGACCTGCGTCGGGGCCGGACCTTCCGACGGCGTGCCACCGAGGCGGGCGAGATATTGACGCGTCGAACCGAGTCGAGCGGCGAACTCGCCGCCGAGTCGGTTGTAGCCGGCGAACTTCCAGGCGTTCGCCATCAACTGATTGGCTTCCTCCGGGCTCTTGGCGTTCTGGAGGGCGAGCGTCAGCTCCGGGCTTTCGGTGAGGGCGAAGGTCGCCTGTGCCGCAACCGGATCCTTGGCCCCGGCCGTCAGGCGCCGCATGTTGGCGAAGCGGTCGCCGCGCCAGGACAGGATGCCGCCCGAGGTGCCGGGCTGCCCGCTCTCGCTCGGATCGGACCACGACCCGGTGATGTTGCCGGGCTTGTAGCCGCTCTCGCGTCCGGCATAGGCCGCCATGGCGGCGAGGCCGTAGGGGTTGGTCAGGCCGCCGGACTTCAGCGCGTCGACGAAGCGGGTCTCGATCTCGCCTCCGCTGCCCGGAACGCGCATCGGCGCCGCGCCCCCGCCCGCGAACGAGGGAAGAGCCGCGGGCGTGCTGGACGGCGCAGCCGGAGCAACGGTCCCGCCTGCCGGCGCGCCTAGCCCGGTCGCCGGCACAGCCGCGGCGCCGCCCTTGTAGGCGTTCATGAGGTTGGAGATCAGCGTCGGCGCCTCCTCCTCCTGCGCCTGCTTGCGGGCGTCCGCATAGGCGCTCCCGAAGGCATCGCCGAGGCCCGACACCATCTGGAAGACGGTCGCACCGTTCATCGCGTCACCCGAAGATCGAGAAGGCAGAGGAGAAATTGCTGCCGATGTTGCTCAGCGCGGACGGGTTGCCGGCGAGACCGCCGATTCCCTTCGCGAGCAGGTTCGCGCCGCCCATCAGCGCACCGAACCGGTTCTCCGCCGCCTGCTGCCCGGCCATGAGGCCCTGCTGTCCGGCCGTCGCGAGCCCCTTGGCCGTGTCGGTCGAGATGCCGGCCTTGGCCACACCGGTCTGGAAGCCGACGTTGCCGAGCCCGGTCTCCGCCCCGGCCTGCCCCGAGACCGCGGTCGCCCGCTTCGTGTCGAGGTTCGCGAGGTTGGCCAGCCAGTTGTTGAAATCCTGGCTGGCGAGGCCGGAGGCGAACTTCATCGCGTCCGTGTCCGCGTTGCCCGAGGCGAGCGTGCCGTTGACGGCGCGGGCCCGGGCGAGCGCCTGGAGCCCCTGGTCCATGTTGAAGGTGTAGCTCGGCGAGGCCGTGTAGGCTGACCGTGCGGCGGCCGAGGCGTCGGCGCCGTTCACGCCGATTGCGTCCTGGTAGAGCTTGGCGCCGCCCCGGTACTCATCGGCGAGGTTGCCGAAGAGCCCCGAAGCCTTGCCGTACTGATCCTTCGCGAAGCCGAGGCCCTGGTCGAGGGCGTCCTTCGCCTCGTTCTCACCCTGCTGGAGCTGCTGCGCGCCCCAGATCGCGGCCTGACGCCCGGCCTTGCCCGAGAAGATGCTGGCCACGGATCAGGCCTCCAGTTTGGCGATGCGGTCTTCGAGCGCCGCCACGTAGGCGAGCAGTTCGGAGAGGAACCGGAACCACTCGCGCGGCAGCGGCAGCGAGGCGGCGTTCGGGATGGTGGGCTTGGTGCTCATTCGGTGCGGGCCTCGACTGCCATCGCGCCACCGAGCAGGGCGCAGTAAACCGGGTCGGACACGTCCACGCGCCAGATCCGACCCTGCGGCCCCGTCATGCCGGTGCGCAGGAGGTTGATGCGGGTGCGGCTCTCGCCTTGGCGCCCGAGCGCGCGGGAGAGCGGGTTGCTCCAGGTCCGTCCGCCATCGTCCGACCACGAGATCAGGACGCGCGGATCCGAGATCGTCGGATCGGCCGACAGGCCGCCGACGCCGAGCGCGAAGTCGAAATCCGCCCGCGGGATCGCGAGACGGGCGGGGAAGCCCTGCGCCGGCAGGCTCTCGACCCGGAAACGCAGCGGGTCGCCGTCCTCGCCGAAGGCGCTCTCCGTCACCTCGAGCAGGCCGGCGCCAGCCGTGTCCCCGTAGAGCCAGCGCCCGAAGGCCTTCACGCTCTGCGACGCCCGCCAGCGGCTTGCCTGATGGCTGGCGCGCTCGTGCCATTGCTGCGTGGTTAGGTCGTAGACCCAGGTCCGCCCCGGCATGGAGACGACCCAGAAGGCGTGCCCCGCCACGAGGTGCACCGAGGCCTCGATCGCCTTTGGATCGACCTTCGCCGCCGCCGCGAGATCGCGCTCGACGTCGTGGTTCGAGATCCGGGCCGGGCTGTAGCCGCTGAGCTGGTAGACGACTGAATCGTCCCCCACCCAGATCAGTTCGTTCGACCAGCCTTCCTCGTGGCCGGCGACCGCCCACGGGCCGATCAGCCCGCGCGGGATGCCGGTGACGCGGGCGAGCGGAAAGCCGTTCGCCTGTGCCTGCCCGCCGTAGACGCCGATTCCCGACGGGCCGAACAGGAAGAGCTCGTCCCGGAATGCGATGCCGCGCAGGAGCCCGCCGGGGCGCGCCTGCTCCGTCGTTTTGTCGTTGGTGTTGAAGGTCAGGCCGTTGATGCCGGTGGCGTAGCAGTCGCCGTTGCCGGCCGTGAAGAACAGGATGCCGAACAGTTCGCAGACCGAGTTCGGCGCCGGCAGGCCGGAGGGCGTCTGGAGCGGCTGCGGGGCCCCGTCGATAGGCAGGCGGTAAGCACCGAGTTCCGTCACCGCGACTGCGTCGGGGTTCGGCTGGCGGTTGTTGCGCGCGATGGTGATCCGCTCCGAGCCCGGCAGCGGCCCCACCGTGCTCACCGCGCGGTCCTCGGAGATCCGCACGAGGGCGTTCGAGTAAGCCGCGAGGACGACGGAGCCGACCTGCCGCGCGCCGCGAGGCCCTGACAGGCCGATGTCAACGAACCGCGAGAGGCCGGGTGCGCGCCGCACCGAAACCGGTGCACGGGCGCCGTCCCCGAGTTTCTCGGCGAACGCGTTGATCAGGCGGCCGGCGCCCTCCGCATCCGAGAGACCGGGGCGGCTGGACAGAGGCCATGCTATGGCGGGCAAAGGGCTACTCCGGTCGCGTCAGGGCGTCGGCGATGATCGCGGCAAGTTGCGCGTCGGTCAGGCTGAGCGTCGTCTTCACGTGCTGCGCGAGCGGACCAGATGCCGTCACCAGGGCCGCGCCGTTCCAGGCGATGTTGATGGCGCTGCCGACATCCGATGGCACCGCATCCCGGCATGTGGCGATACGGCCTGCGCCGGTTGCTTCGAGGGCTGCCAGGAACTGCGACCGCCGCGGATCAGCGAACTTGCCACCGGTGATCGAAGCGGCGGCATACCGATCAGTACGAACCTGCCCGTTCGGATCGGCGGTCACCTTGCCAGCGAGCGCGGCGTTGAGAACACTCGTCAGCACTACGGGGTCAGAAGGCGGGGCTGGGGTCTGGCTGCCGGCCTGGAGCGCAGCGACACGGGCTTTTAAGGTGGCAAGGGACATCGTGCGCCAGCCTTATCGTTGCCCGGCAGCGATCCAAAACGCGTCGAGGGCCGCGTCGTCAGTCTTGCCAAATACTCGGCCTAGCAGAGGCACGAGGCTATGTTCGCGCGGGTATGACTTCGCGCCACGCAGGAAGATCGTCACGTTAAACCGCTGATCCTCGTCAGTGATGAGGCGGTTGACAGCCTCGGCCAACGTCGGCGGCAGCACGCCAGCACCGGACCACTCAAGCGCCTCGTCGTGAGTGATGATGCCCTCTTGCGCAGCCTGCCCAGCGAACTGCCAATCATCCACGAGAGACGGAACAAGCACGGGCGGGGGGCTTACCGGCGGCTCATGGGCAACGACCCCCTCGCCGTCCCAGCGCCGCCGGCCGGAGTTATTGATGAACTCGCCCCACTGCTCGTTGGTGATTGCGACTACACCATCCGGGATCGCTGGGTTTCGCTCTTCGCCGACGACGGAGGCAACCGGCTGGGGATTGTCCTCGCTTGGCTCGGGGGTCGGCCCATAGATGGGCAGCATCAACGGGCCATGAATGTCTGGGGTGTAGAACCCCAGGGGCAGTCCGCCATTGTCGAACAGACCGTACTTCATCTCAGTACCCCCAAGAAAACCAGCGAACAGGTTGATTGGCGCTGGCCGCCACCGTCCCCCCATTGATCGCAATTCGCGCTCTGACGGCAAAGCTGCTGTTTCCGAGCTGGTCAGTGGTGACGAGATACACGCGATCTCCCGGCGTACCCCCTTCCATGTAGGCTATAGCCCCCAAGATAGAGCCCGGATAATTGGTGTTGAGCACTTGAAGGTAATCACTAACCGTCGACTCGGCCCGCCCCCACTGGACAATAAATCCGTTCGGAAACTTAGTATACCCGTTTACTGCGAAGTTTTTTACAGAAAGAAAGTCTAGCCATATATTTCCCAGATCGACGCCATCGACTGAGCCTTTAAGCGCATCTCCGCTCCACCCAACATAAATCTTATTGGATAGCTGGCCTGGGCCACCACCCTGTTGCACGGGTGTAAAGCCGAGCGCCGGCTGTGCTCCCGACTCGGCGGGCGTCGGAGACACAAGCGCCTTCCCGTCGGCGCGGTTGTAGGAGCCTACTGTCCAGTTACCCAAACTGTCTGAAAACGCCCAAGCTGTATCGCCCGGTTGCGTAGCGATGTTTGCGCCGGTCGGCAGGGCGAGGCTATCCGCGTTGTGAACGAGCACGCACCCACCCGAGAAAGTGAGCTGACGCGGAACGTTGGGTTTCGTCCCGAAACTAAAGATCGCAGCCGCTCCAGTGATGAGCGCTCGAACCGTCGTGATGGCTCCGAGATCGACCGTCGCCTGCGAGGCAACCGTCGTGCGCGACATGCGCAGGTCGAGCCCCGCGCCCTCCGAGAGATCGGAGAACATTCCAGCGGTGTCGGAGGCGATGCCGAGGATCACATCGCGGACGTTGGTGCCGTCCGATGCTGCAATCGGCACATCTGTGCCATAAAGCGTGATGCTTGATCCGGTCTGATTGTTGACCGTGGTCGGCGTGCCTTGCGGCCCGGTAGCTCCTGTTGCACCCGGAGCGCCGTCCTTACCTGCCGGTCCGGTTGCTCCTGTGGCTCCAGTCTGACCGGTTGCTCCCGTCGCTCCGGTTGCCCCAGTAGCACCGGGCGTCCCATCCTTGCCGGCCGGTCCGGTCGGCCCAGTTGCGCCGTCTGCACCAGGGGCACCAGGGGCACCGTCCTTTCCATCTGCGCCCGCCGGGCCAGTCGCGCCCGTCGCGCCGATCGGTCCAGGCTCTCCGTCCTTGCCCGGCGGCCCAGGTTCACCATCCTTGCCCGGTGGTCCGGGCTCGCCGATGGAGCCGCCCCCGCTCAAGTTGAACTCGACGAAGGCACCTCCTCCGGTGCCAATCAGCAGCACCTTGTCGGGGAAGACGATCAGGGGCTCGCCCTCAAGCAGGGCGTCCATACCCGTGGATGGCGGGCGATAGCCGGGCGTGAACGCGCGCGCGAGGCGGGGGCGGGCTTCCTCCTGGAGCGTGCGCGCCATAGATCAGCCTCGCCGTCCGCCGTCGACCGTGACGTCGAGATCGATGTCCTCGGGCGGCGTGATCGGCCGGCCGCGGCTGTTGATCGGGAGCGAGCCGCCGCGCCTGCCCCAGAACTGCTCCAGGCGCATCGGCGGCCGGGCGTCGTAGACCCGGTAGGCGAGCTTGAGGTCGGTGCGGGCTTGCTCGGCTGCCGTCTTGATCTCGCCCGCCCGGGTGCCGCCGATGCCGAACGGCACCATGGCCCGTTCGGCGACGATGTCCGCAAGCGGCAGGTAAGCCGCGTCGTCGATCTCATCACCGTTGAGCTTGGCGACCCCGTCGTCGAGGAGCTTCGCGCACACGGGGTCGATCAGGTCGTCGACCTCGGCGCGGTCCTCATCGCTCGGTGCTTGGCCGGCGGCGAGCACGCCGAGGTTCTTGAGAACCCGCGCGATCAGATCCTCGCGGGTCCGCATGTCAGCGGCCCTTCGCGGCGGCGGCGGGCTTCGGCTTGGTGGCCTCGTCGAGGTCGGCCTTCACCTGCGCGAGGTCAGCGGTCAGCGCCTCGACCGCGGCTTTGGCGGCGTCGCGCTCGGCGGCGTTCACGCGGCCGTCCTCGTGCGCCTTGGCGAGGGAATCGCGGAGATCAGCCATCGCCGTGGAGGCGTCGCCGAGCGCGGCTTCGGCCGCATCGATCTCGGCGATGAGGCGCTCATTCTCGGCCGAACCGGTCTCGATCACGGCCTTGAGGCGATCGATTTCGGTCAGGGCGGCGAGCAGCTCATCGACGGCGGACGGCTCCGACGCCGGCTCCTCGATCGCATGGGCGAAGGTCAGGCCGGTGGCGCGCATGGTGAGCGCGTCGGCGGTCGCGAGCGCCGGGTCGGTGATGACGGTGGGCGACGCGGACCAGCTCTCGGGAAGGGCGGCGCCGGGCGCAAGGTCGAAGATCTTGGCGGACCCGTCGGCCTTGTAGCCCCAGGTCGGGATGGTCTCGGTGGTGTCCATGAACGCCTCGTCGGAGGTGACGGGGCGCGCACGGCCCCAGAACGACGAAGGGCCCCCACGCGGGGCCCTTCGTCTTCAGTCGGTGGTAAGAGACGGCTTAGCCGCTGACGCGGGTGCCGAGGCGCGGGTCGATGGCGGCCACGCCGTACAGCACGTCGAGACGCCAGGACGACACGCGGTTCGGGCCGTCGAAGTAGGGCACCAGCATCACGTGGATGCCCTTGTAGTCCTGCGTCCCGATCTGCTCGGTCGGGACACCGGCCGGCTTCTCGAAGGGCACGCACACCAGAGCCAGCGCGTTCCGGTGGAACATGAGGTTCTGCTGGAAGGTGGACGAGGCCGCACCGTTCCAGGTCACCACCGCACCGGCGGCCGGAGCGGCCGAGACAGTCTGGTAGGCGCCCGAGGTGATGATCGCCGGGGCGATCTGCACCGCAGCGTTGCCGGAACCGTCGGCGGTGGCCGCGGCGGTGGCAACGAACTGCTGGAGGTAGGGCAGAACCTGCTTGGTCACCGGGTTGACGGCGAACACGCCCGCCAGGGTGAACACCTCACCCGCGCGGACCGTACCGCCGGCACCGAGGCCGGCCATGTTGAGCGTCTGGCCCCAGGAGTTCGCCTGCGCGCCGGAGTAGGACACCGCCTGACCGGCGCCGTTCACGGTGCCGTTGGTGCGGGTGCCCGTGGTCAGCGTCGGGGCGTTCTGGGTCATGAACGGCTCGACACCGGCGAGGCCGCCGAGCTTCGCCTTGCGGTAGGCGTCGGTGTTGGCGCCGTCGATGTAGAGCTGCGCCTGGTTGCCGAGCAGCGCGACGTGGTCGGCCGGCGACAGGGCGGCGGAGCGCTCGTCGGACGGGACGGCCATTTCGTTGAGGCGTTGCACGCCCGCGAGGAACTTGCCGTAGTTCGCGATGGTGGTGCCCGGGGTGCCGACCCAGTTCCAGAAGTTCTGCAGCGCGCAGGCGTGCAGATCCTGGTCGATCTGGTTGGCGATCGGCACCATGGCCGGCTTGATCACGCGCTCGGCGAGGTCACCGATGTTGAGCGCGAGGTCGGTCGAGGAGAACTGGAAGTCGACGCCGGCCACCTTGTTGACCTGGATCGCGGTCTTACCCTCGATGACGTCCTGGTTGGACGCGACGAGGCCGGTGCGGACGCGGAACTGCGCCGGCTTCCGGATGGAGACCGTGTCACCGACCTTGTAGCCGTTGACGTTCTTCGAGAACTCGTCCTCGTAGCCGCGGAAGACGCGGGAGCCCATGCCGAGCTCGTTGTCGAGGATCTTCACCGCCGCCTTGGCGATGATATTGGCGGTTGCGATGGTGTTGGGCACGGAGAGTTATCCTTCGACTTGAGGTGGTTAGCCGTATTGTTTGGCCAGCCACGCATCGAGATCGCTGTCGGGGGACGACGGCTTGGATGATCCGGACACCTGCTTGGCAGGGGTCGGAGCGGCGGTTGCAGTCTTGGGTTTCGCCAGGGTCAGGCGCGCTTCGAGCCGACCGACTTCCTTCGTCGCGTCGCGCTCGGACATCCCGTTGAGCTTGGTGAGCACATCGGGGTTCTTGGCGAGGTAATAGGCGAGCAGCCCGCCCTTCTCGCTCTCGATCACCAGCTCGGTGACGTGGGGCTTCACCTCGCGGTCCTTGGCCGCCGCGAGCGCCTTGTCGAAGTCCGGGATCTTGCCCCGGGTCTCGTCGAGACGATCCTGGAAGGCCTCGATCGCGGCCTCGCGGTGGGCTTCCGCATCGGCGGTCTGCCGGCGCGTCGCTTCGGCCTCACGGTCGGCATGGCGCTGCACCGCGATCGCCTTGTTGATGCGGTACTCGGCCTTGGCGTCCTCGAAAGCCGCCCAGTCCTTGAAGTCCTCCTCCTTCGGAGCCGGCCCGATCTCCTTCTCGATGGCGGTAGCGCGATCTTCGCCGGCAGCCGGAGCCGCGCTGCGAAGGGATGCGATCTCGTCCTTGAGGCGGCCGATCTGGTCCTGCATCCGCTGGATGCCGGTACGTCTCTTGGGCTTGTCCTCGCCGCCCTCACCCTCGGCCTTCGCAGGCTCCGGCTTCGGTTCGGCGGCAGATTCGCCCCCTTCTTCCCCTGGCGTGGCGGCGCCCGTCTCGACCTCGGCCGTCTGGCCTTCGGTCTGAACGGTCGTCGCTTCCGAGGCTTCGCCACCTGCCGCCGGCGTCTCCGCCTGCGCGCCCAGCACGATCAGATCCTCGTCCATGTGTCGTTGGTCCATGAAAAAACCCGCCGCGCGGTGAGCGGGCGGGTTCGGTGCATCCTCACGGCCTGGCAGCGGGTCCGCCGGCCTGCGGGATCGAGGAGGGCGGGAAGCCCCAAGGTGAGCAGCTCGGCCCCGTAAGGAGGGGAGCTTGCACCACAAGGAGGGGAGCTTGCCGCCGATCAAGATAGTAGGATTGCCGCCGACGGGGCCGTGCCCGCACGTCTCGCGACGGATAGTCCTTGGGGCTGTTTTGCCCGTCGGGTCAAGAGGGTTCGAGCCGCTAAGGTGTCAGCGGCGCGTTGATGCCGGCCGCGAGCATGACTGGCGGCCGATTAGCAGTCAGGCCGGCGCCATGGCCTTGTACGGGTGCGCAGCCGGCAGGCGTCCTTGGATGCCGTGATCCCATGCCACTCGGCCCTGAACTTTCGCCCGGGTTGCTGCGTCAGGGATGTTGCCTTGAACCGAACCGATCTCGTGGATGGAGCCAACGAAGTTTTCGCCGCTCTGGCGGCCACCAATGAACGAGGTCATTCCCGCAGCATAAGCGTCGTTGACGGTGCCCGACGCCGACTGGACGGCATCGACCCAGATCTGCGTCGGCAGCGTTGTCGAACGCTGCCTGATCCACTCGACAAGCTGCTTCTGCCCCGCAACGATCCGACCGCTGCCGGTGCCGATCTGCTGCGACTGCCCCTGACGGTTCATCACGATACCGCCGGACGTGTTCACCGCGATCTGGCGGCCGCTGTTGCCCGAGCCGTCGGTCGAGCCGATGATCGACTTGTTGCTGCCCGTCAGGACCGGGATCGTGATGACGGCCCAGCCGTATTCGATCTCGGGATCGGCCGGCAACGTGGAAGGGATCTTCTGCGTGCTGGTCGTCGTGATGCCGCCCTCGGTCGTATTCGCGGTCGGACGGCTCCCGGCCGTGGCCTGGACGCTGTCCCGGTTGATCGGGCTGATGTCGTCCCACGTTCCGGTCCCGGCCGTGTAGCCGTTCTTACGATGCAGCAGCGCGAGGCCGGGCAGGCTCACCGTGTCGAACGGCGGCTCGCGGTACATACCGATGGCTTGCAGGATCTGCGTGTCGAAGGGCGTGGCTGCGGTGATGGAGCCGACCGGTCCGGGGTTGGCGCGGATGCTGAAGTAGCTGTCGAAGTCGTCCCAGACCGTCCGCGCGAGGCCCTGCACGTTGAGATACTTCGAGACGACCGAGAACCATCGAACCGCATCCTCCTGGTTCGCGCCCTCGATGTCGTAATCGCGGTGGACGCCGAACTCGGTGATGAAGATCTGCGAGGCCGCAACGCCATTCGCGACGCGCCACTTCTCCAAGCCCGCACCCGCACCGGGGCTGCCTGGATTGCGCGATCCAAACTCTTGGAAGAACGCCCCGATCGCATCCGTGACGGCCTGCGCGCCATCATAGTCGGTCGTGTAGGCGAAGTTGTCGAAGTAATAGTTGATGTCGGTCGCGATCAGGCCGTTGAACTCGGCCTTCTGTGCGCTCGAAAGGGAGTTATCCGCGTTGATCTCGGCTGTCGCGGCAGAGATGAAGGCCGCCCGCTGATCCGTCGTGACCGGGAACGGCAGATTGTGGACGTAATGCTGATGGTTGGCGCCCGCCTGTCCCTGGTGCGTGAAGATGCCGGGGATGTACATATGGTGGGCGAAGCCGCAGTTCGCGCCGAACTGGCTTGCCGCGAAGGTCGGGTTGATCGACGTGTCATAGGTGCCGTTCCAAGGCATGACGATGAACGTCGTCTTGTAGCCGACGACAGAGCGCAGATAGGCGACCAGATCCGGCAGGAGCGCGGTGTATTTCGCCTTGTCGGAAAAGCTCTCGTTCCAGACCTCGAAGGCCACCTTGTCGGTGTCATACTGGTTCAGAAGGATCGTCACGGCCCGCCAGACGGACCGCACGCGGGTCCACGCATCTCCGCTCGGGTAGGCCGCGCAGAGCGCCGCGTCGCCGTAAGTCGCGTCGCGGCTGACGTGCATGTCCACGATGGCCTTGAGGCCGCGCGCCAGCACGTCATCGACGGCGCCCTTCACCATCGCCAGATATGCGACCATCTGCGAGGCGTTGTTCGCCGCCCGCAGCATGGGGGTCGGGTCGATACAGACCCGGATGTGATCGGCCGTCGTCTGCGTCAGCAGAGAAGACCACCGCGTGGCCGACATCCAATTCGACCAGAGGTTCGCATTGGACCACGGCGCAAAATCATCGAACCCAAGCGGGGGCTCGTTGATGCCCTTCGACGCCGTGAAGCGCGTCACGCCGTCCCACGGCTCCGAAACGAAGTCCGGAACGCTTAGGGAAACGCGCACCATATGCCCGGGCCCGCGCCCGCCGATGTGAATGGCCATGCGGGCTGATCCTTCAGGAGAACTGCTTCCAGCCCGACGCGGCGTCGTAGAAGAAGCGCTGCGTGCCGCCGAAGAGGAGGGAGAGAAGGCCGCCGACCGAGAGGCCCGCGAGCTTGAGCGAGCCGAGGCCTGTCATGTCGTTGCGGATCTCGAAGGCGGCGCCCGGGTAGGCGAGGGCCGTGGAGAGGGTCACGGTGCGGGTGACGCCGACGCCGATCGCGCCGGTGAGGAACATCACCGACGGGCTCTTGAGCGGCATCAGCGTCATGTCGGCCGAGAGCGCCGACGTGCGCGCGAAGACGGGGCGGACCGGCTTCCAGTACGAGAGCGGGCCGGTTTTCGAGGCGAGCACCAGGTCGCGGGTGTCACCGAACAGATCGGAGACGCGCGCGTACCGGTCGAGGTTCGCCGCCGGGTCGGGCAGCGTGTCGACCGTGAACTCGCCGGGCAGCACCACCGAGGCCGCCTCGATCGCCGCGGCGACCTGCGCGGGCGACGTTCCGGTGCCATACCCGGCCACGGTCAGATGCCCGAGCCGGTGGTGATCTCGACGTCCGGCGTGCCCGAGGCGACGGCGATCGCGACGTGGCGCTGGCCCTGCTGGAGGGTCTGCACCTCGACGGCGCCGGGCGGGATGCTCTGCGCGCCGGCCGCGCCGCCGGCGACCGGAAGCACCGGCAACGCCATGTCCGCCTTCGCGCCGAACTCGATCGACACCGGCACGGAGCCGCGGTTGTAGATCCGGACCTGCGTGCCGGACCCGGCCGGCAGGTTCGCGAGCGTCGGGGCCGCGCCGAGCACGGTCGCGGCGCTCAGACGGAGGGTGCTGTTCGGGACGGCACGAAAGGCGAGGTCGGACATCAGGGCTAGCCCATCATCTCGGGCGCGGGCTGGCCCAGCGCGCCGGGGTCAAAAGAAAAGGCGCCCGGAGGCGCCTCGATGAAGTCGGTGGGGAGGGCCATCGGCGGCCCCTCCGGTTCGACGGGAGGGGGCGGCTCCGGAAGCGGCGCTGCGGCCGACATTTCCTCCATGATCATCGAGACCACCTCGGAGAGCTGCGCGACGGCCGCGGTGATCGCGTCGAGGCGCGGGTCGGCCGCGGGCGCCGCGCCCTCCATGCCCGGCACCTGAGGACGGTTGGCCTCCATCACACGGGCCTCGGCTTCGATCTGCGCCTTCTCGATCTCCGCCTGGATCTTCAGCACGTCGGCCTGGAGCTTCTCGCGCTCCACGGCCAGCTTCTCCATGTCGAGTTGCTGGCGACCAGCTTCGATCTGCTGCTGGCGCTCCTGCTGCGCCATGGCCGCCTGCTGCTCCGGCGAGGGCGGCATGGGCGGCGGCGGGGCCTCACCGCTCTCCTGTGCCTCCTGCGCCTGGATCTGGGGCGGCAGCATGGTGCGGATGCGCTTGGCGATCTTGTCCGCCATCGGCCAATCCTGCGCCTTGGCCAGCAGGTCGAGCACGAGGGGCGCGGATTGCGGTGCGGCCTGCAGGAAGGCGTTGATGCCGTCGGAGGCCGCCTGCTGCTTCGTGGTGTAGCTGGCGCCCATCTCGAACGACACGTCGTAGGCGCCGACCGTGACGTCGTTCTTGATGCTCTGGGACACGCCATCGACCGCGAGTCCCTGCGGCTGGTTCAGCTTCACCAAGTCGACCTTGCCGTCCTCGCCGACGATGCGGAGCGTGCGGGCCGTGTCGTAGACGTGTGGCACCATCGAGTTGATGATCGCGCCGGTGTGCCGGATCGAGCGGTTGAAATTCTCGATGTAGACGAACGATCCGACGTCGCCCTCGCGCTGGCGGGCCAGGATCGCTTTGCCGCTCGACTCGTTCGAGGGTGCGCCGAGGCTGGCGTCGTAGATGCCGGTGACGCCCTTGATGTCCTCGGCCGCCTCGCGGCTCACCTCGGCGAGGCCGGAGGAGGCGACCGGCGGCTGCACCCGCTGCGGCATCGCGGTGCCGGCCTTCGGGTCGTGATTGTACGGCAGGAACGGGTGGTTCTCGCTGTTGGCCGTCGCCCAGACGTCCTCGTAGCCCTTGAACTGCTCCACCGTGCCGACGAAGGGGGACTTCGGCTGGAGCGCGACCACCTCCGTCTGGGTCGAGCGGGCATAGTTGTAGGCGCGCTGCGCGTCCTTCGCCTTGCGCACGACTCCGCGCCGGGTCCGCTTCTTGCCGATGACCTGCTCGACGCCGAACACCGGCACCACGGGGATGAAGCGGCCGGGGATCAGCACGGGCCCTTCGAGCACCTCGCGCGCGTTGATGAGGTAGCGCTCGATCCGGTGCCCGTCGCGGGCCTCGATCCGGGCCTGCCCCTGCGCGGCCAAGGCCTCGGCCTCGGCGACCTCCTCGGGATCGGCATTCGTCAGATCGCGGACCTCGCCGTCCGGCATCATGGCGAGCCGTTTCTTCACCGGGGTCTTCACGTAGTACTCGGCGAGCCGCACCACGTCGGGCGTGGACCAGTCCGATGCGCCCGTGAACGAGGCGTCCCCGCCGCCGATCTCCTCGCAGGGGTGATCCGGATATTCCTCCTCGTAGGCCGCGCGATCCTTGTCGACCGGGATGAAGCAGAACTTCGCGTCCTCGCGGGTCTTCTTCACTGCGTCGGGATCCCAGCGCACGCCGATGCCGTCGGGGATGGGCGCGACCGCGATCTCCTGCTCGAAGGTGGAGTCGGAGCCGTACTCGGTGATGACCTTCCAGTGGCCGACGCCCGAGGGCACCTGCTGATCGGCCGCCGCGAAGTAGATCGCCGCCGCGTCGGACCGGTTCTCGACATACCGGATGATGCCGGCGATGACCTCCGCCGTGTCCTTGTCGCCGCGATCGTCGATCGCCACGACCTTGATGGCCGGACGCATCTGCCGGATGTCACCCGTGATCTGGGCGACCGTGGTGCCGAGGCGGTCGAACTCGAGGCAGGGTCGGCCGGCACTCTCGCGCAACTGCCGGATCTGGGTCTCCCACTGGCCGCCGGGCTCGAGGAATTCGAGATCCTCGTAGGCGCGCTCGCGGTTCTCCCGGTCGGCGGCGTCGGCGCGCGCCCACCGCTTCATCGCGGTGGCGTGGACCTTGGTGAGATCACCGTCCTTCGCGCCGGCATCAGCCTCGCTCGCGAACGGCTTCCGGAGCCGCCTGGACAGCATGTCGGTGAAACGACCCATCGTGTCAGGCACCCATCCAGCCGCCGCGGCGACGGCCGTTCGCGCTGCCGATCTTGAGCGGTGCCGTCGGCTCCTGGAGCGCAACCGCGAGGTAGCGGAAGGCGTCGGCGCCGTGGCTGGCCCAATCGTGCAGCGGGTACTTCGAGAATTGTCCGGTGTTCGCGTCCACGTCGTACCGGTAGTTTCGGAGGCACTGGAGCCCGTCGGAGCAGGCGTCCGCATCGAACCAGCAGCGCGAGAACAGCGTGCGAGCCGCGTTGATGCCCTCGGCGACGCCGAGCTTCGGCGTGATGCGGACCTTGAAGCCCGCCGCCTCCATCTGCTGCGCGATCGTGCGCTCGGAGCCGAGCAGCTCGTTGGTCGCGTCGTGCGGGAGCCAGTGGTCGCCGTAGACGTAGGGCCGGCCCTGGAGGTGCTTCAGATAGTGGCCGAGGGCGTGCCCCCGGTTCTGGTAGTAGTCGACGATCCTGAACTCGAAGCCGACGACCTGCGCGAACCAGATCGCGGTCATATCGGCCCGGCCGAGATCCCAGAACGTGTGCACCGGCTTGGTGCCGTCATAGGGCACGCGGGTGAAGCGGTTGGCCTCGGTCGCGGCCATGATCTCGTTGGCGTAGATCGCGCCGTCGAGCACCACCTTGCAGTGGCCATCCCAGACGGTGAGGTAGGCCGCAGGATCGCGCGCCTTCAGGTCGAGCGCTTCCTGCTTCAGGACGTCGGGAAACCAGGGATTGTCCTGCCAGCCGATCTTCACGACCTTGGCGCCCGTCGGCGGGTTCTTCACGAACCGCTTGTAGGTCTCGTCTTCCTCCAGCTCCGGGTTGAAGCTGATCCAGATCTCGGACCCCTCCTTGCGGATGGTCGGGATCAGCACATCCCAGGAGGTTTTCGAGACCGTGCGCGCCTCCTCGACCCAGCACACGTCGATGCCCTCGGTCGATTTCACCGAGGCGACGTTGTGCCGGAGCCCCTTGAAGATGAACTCGGTCCCGTTGGCGCCAAGGATGCGCTTCTCCTGGACCTGGTAGAAGCCGGAGAGGCCGAGCAGGTCGATTTGCTGCCCAAGCAGCGCGTGTGCCGACTCCGCGATCGAGTTCTGGAACTCGCGGGCGCAGAGCACGCGGATCGGACGTTGCGCGCCCATGATGAGGAGGGCGCGGCCGAAGCCCCACGACTTCGCGCCGCCGCGGCCACCGTAAGCGACCTTGTAGCGGGCGGGCTCGAACAGGAAGTCGAGCCGCTCCGGGAACTCAACTGCCATTGGAGGGAGCGGGCCGGATGAATTGCACGGTCAGACCAACCGGGATTGCGCCGCCCTCGCCGTCACCATCGACGGGCTGGGTCGGCTTGCCGTAGCCGCGGTCGAGGATGGCGTTGGCGGCGGCCACGCGGGCGGCCTCGCTCTCGCCGGCCGTCGCGATCTGCACGAGGACCGCGAGGGCTGCCTCGGTGTGCTCGCGGGCCGCGTCACGGACGCGCGCAGATGCCTTCGGGCGACCGCCAGGGTTGCCCGACTGCCCAGGTTGGAAAGCCATTGATAGGGCCTTGTTCTCAGAGGGCCATCAGCCCGTCCGCTGCTCGCTGGGCGTAAGACGGGAATGGGGCGCCAGAACCCTGCCGACCTTGAAGGCGGCCTCAGACTCTACCGGGCGCCGCATCCGATGCAGATGTCATGTACCACGCGCTCGCGCTTCGGTCCCGTCGTCTGATTGGGCAGGCGGCCACCGGTATCGCGGTCGGCTCCTCGGCCGGTCAGCATCCATGGCCGTTTGACCGGCGTGTCATCTACAGCGCGGGGCGGTTCAGGCATCTGCCGCTCAATCAGCGCCAAGCCCTGGGCGGCTGCGCCTGCGACGTTGGGCGTTTGAGGTTCCTGCCGCTCGATGAGCGCCATACCCTGTGCAGATGCACTGCCTGACATGAGGAGGCCGAACAGCAAAGCGCAGACAGATCGGTCTCGTGCAGCCATCGACGCCTCCTGTCAGTGCTCAACGCCGCGCCTGAGCCGTGGGTTCGCGTGGCATCAGCCCGGTATGCGGATAGCGCCGGGCGGTGCCAGCACCGAAGCGGACAGCGTAGACCATCAGCGACCGCACCCGTTGCTGAGCACGCGGCCGATGCGGATCACCCGCGGCACGTCGGCGGCGAGCTGGGTCGGCGCGGGCGCCAGGAGTCGGCGCAGAAGGGCGATGTACTTCACAGCCGGATCCTCGTGAGAACGTCGCGCGCGACCTCCGCCAGGACGGCGTTGGCCTCGTCGCGGGGCGTGGTGTCGAGCAGAGCGACCGGCTCCGGCAGTGGGCGGAGAACACCCTTGCGGCGGAGGTGCGCGCCGTAGGCCGAGGCCGCGGGGTCGATGCGGCCTAGGCGGACCGCCTCGTCGTAGGAGGAGGCGGGGCGAGCCGTCATAGGAACTTGCGTCCGGCGTGATCGTCGAAGGCGCGGGCGCGCCGGTCGTACTTCTGCAGCGTCGTCACCGCGGTGTGCCGGGTGACGTGCATGACCTTGAGGACGTCGGCTCCGGCGGCGAGCGCCGAGGTGACGAAGCCGGCGCGTAGCGAGTGGCCCGAGAACAGCGTGGCATCGAACCCGGCCGCGCCGACGTGGCGCTTCACGATGTCCGCCACCGAGCGATCGGTGAGCCGGTCGGAGCCGACCCGCCCGCCCTTGTTGACGGGGCGGAACACCGGGCCGGCGGTGATCTTCGCCGCCGCGAGCCACGCGTCGAGGGCATCGCAGGGCTTGAGCTTGCCGCCGCGCGGAACGGCGATCTCCTGGCCCTGGCCATCCTGGTCCGTCTTCGAGCGGCGGACGTGGACAATGATGCCGTCCGGCACCCGCTCCAGGTCGGCGACGTCGAGCGCCACGAGCTCGGAGCGCCGGAGCGCCGCGGCGAAGCCGATCAGCAGCAGGGCCCGGTCGCGCGCGCCGGACAGGTCGTCCGGGATCTTGCGCAGCGCCTTCTTCACGGTCTCGGCCGTGACCGGCGCCTTGCGGACCTGGCGCGTACCGAGCGTCCGGCGGACGCCGCGCTGCGTGGCCTTCACCGCCTCCGAGGTGGTCGGGACATCGAAGCCGCCCGCCCGGTGCACCGCGGCGATCGCGGCGACGTGCAGGTTGATGGTCGCCGGCTTCCGGCCGGTGTCCGCGAGGTGGGCGACGTAGGCCGCGACTGCGTGCGGTTCGGCCGGCACCGGATTGGCGCCGACGCTCCGGCACCATGTCACGAACATCCCGAAGGCGGAGGCGTAGGCCTTGCGGGTCCGATCCGATCGCGCCTCCGCCGCGTAGGCTTTCGCGCGGTCGAGCGACATGACCTCCGCCGGTGCGGCGGGCACCGGCAGGAGGTTCATGGCTTTTGATCCAGTTTTGATTTTGAGGCCAAATCCGCCGGAAAATCAAAGCCGGCTGGCAACTTGGTGTTTTGACCGGGCTTTGATCCGGGGCCAAAATCACTTCCGACAACAAAACTTAGCGGAAGCAGAGTGGAGAGCGGATCAGCCCGCCTTCCGGCCCCGCGGCATCCGAAGCTGCACGTCGAACGACCGCCCGCCGAAGGTGCGCCGGCCGGTGCCGAGCGAAAGCTTTTCCGGCACGCCGATCTGGGCGCGGAGCTTCCGGACCAGCGCGCGGACCCGCTTGCAGTGCGCGTCCTTCGCCTCGAGGTAATCGGCTTGGTCGGTGAAGCGCCGACGGCAGAAGGCCTCGGCCTCCTGCTCGATCGCCGTTGCGGTGGCGTGCGCGCTCATCGGGGGCCGATCATGACACAAGGGTCCGCCCGCGTCTGCCGTGGCAACGCTCTGACCGGTGGGCGGTTCGCGATGTGATGGAGGGGAGCGGACAGCAAAACGCCCGGCGGCGGTGAGGCCCCGGGCGCGCGTATCGCGACGTAGTGATCTCTGACGTTTCACCCGTCGGGTGTCAAGAACTCCACCACTTCAGGATCGACGCGCCGACGCTCGACCAAGCGACCCTGGCCACCCAACGCCGGAGCAAGGGCCACATCGTCGCGAGAACTCCACCCCAATAGAGGCGTTTCGCCCGAGCCGCCGACCCTTCATTCAGGTGCTTGCGGTAGTCCGTGGCAAGGTCACCAAGGATGCCGTCGCGGTGCTTCCTAGGAGCGAAGCAGGCGCACAAGAACTCCGCGAGGGCGGGCGGGTCGCCTTGCACTACGGAGACGTCCTTGGAGGTTCGGGGGAGCTTGGTAGTTTCGCTTGGCGGCACGATAGCGCGGCACGAGATCAAACGTGCAGAGCGAAACTTGCGACTAAAGATTTCCTCCCAGTGAGCGGCGAGTTCCTGCGGGATATTGTCATCGACCTGTGCCAGGCTAGACTTCACACTGGCGAACCTTTTACTACCGTCTGCGAAAGATACTTCGTATCTGTGTAGAAAAGACTTCTCGATCGGCGGGTTAGTCATGACAGCCTCCGAGCACAAATCGACGAGCCAAGGCTCCGAGACCCGTATATCCGCGCAACGCATCCAGCGCGGACAAAGAACTATCAAGTGTAGCTCGGCCAATGCCGGTCAGCTCGAAGTAAATCTTCCGTCTGCCGCCCCTCTCAGCGGTAGGTTCTCCTTCGCGAGATTTCAGAAAGCCTCTCTCCTCAAGCCGATCCACGGCAGCGTAGATCGATCCGAGCGACCACTTCTGTTTCGTGCGGCTCTCAAGCTCGTCACGGATCGAAATGCCGTATCCATTCGGATGAAGGCGCAGGATCGCCAGCATGATCTGCTGGTCGGTTCCGTTGATGCTTTTGGATGAGCGAGCCATTCCAAGCCCTCCATATCTTCTGATTTTGAAGACATATGGAAGGCGAGAGCGCGTGCGCAAGGGCTGGCGGGGTGGCGGCCTGCTTAATTCGCCTCCCGCGTAGCCCGGATGTGCTGCCCCTCCGCCCCGGTCGCGGTGTGCTGCTCCTCGGTCAGGGACTCCAGCAGCCAGCGGAAGCGCTTCGCCACGTCGGTGGCCGCCCGGTCGCCCGAGCCCCGGCCGGTGCGCGCGGCATAGGCCGCAAATGTCTGGCCCTCGGCGAGGATGGCGCGGAGGAAGCGGACGCCCACGCCGCCGATCGCCTGCTCCAGCCGGGCCGTGAACTTGCGGACCCGCTCGGCGTCGTCGATCGCGTAGATGATCGCCAGCTCGTGCGCGATGGTCTGATCCCGCGAGCCGCCGGCATTCCAGCCGCCGGAGCCGAGACGGGCGCCGGAGCCGCGCTCGAACACCGCCTGGACCATGCGGCCGACCTCGAACTCAGCGCGCTCGATGCGCTTGGCCGCAAGCTCCTGCGCCAGCACGTCGACGCGGCGGTTGATCGCGACCTCGCGGTATGAGCCCGGCTCGAACGGGTCGGGCACGTTGGCGCGGCCGACGACGATCTCGCGATCGCTGGCGAGGCGCGGCATGGGGCGCCGCGAGGAGGCCGTGCGGCGGCTCTTCTTGGTCGCGGAGATCGAGATAGACGAAGCGGCGACGGACACGAGTCTGACCTCGGGTAGAGCGCGACCGTTCTGGGCGCTCGGCAAGATCATGGGTCGATTGTCCTCTTCCTCACAGTCAAGAGGAATAATTGCGGCGCGTCACTGCTTCAGGTCGCATTTTGCCGCCCCGACCGCCGAGCCAATTTGACAGCAGCCCTGGCTCTTCCATGCAGAGGGGGAGCGAGATAGCGGTGCAAGCCCGCTAGCTCGCACCTGCGATTGCGGCGCACGAAGGCACATGATCACAAACGGCTAGAGATTAAACTTGTCGATCGCAGCGCCGGTAAACTTTGCCACGGTAGGAGAGACTTTTGCGGTTTACTTTGAAGCGCTCAACTATCTCCTTTTTGGAGGATCCGCAGATCTCTGTTACATCGTAGATTTCTGGGCCAACCTTGCGCCATGACACAAGCTTGCAACTCGCCTCATGCGCAAAGACGCTATTGGCGCTAAATGTTACGTAATGACCTTCGCGCTGAAGCCGAGCATCCGCGCAGCCATCCCACTTCGCATCCGGCACTCCGTAAGTGCCTAAGAATGGGAAAGCCGAGCCGCTGGCCGGACGGGACGATAATGCGTTGACACGCCTATCGTATTCCTCCTTCAACATCTCCATTCGAGTTTTGAAATTTGGGAAGCAGGCCGCGACCTCTACATGCGATGCCGCTAGCTTTTCTGCGCGCTCCTTATCTCCCGGAGTAAATTTGTAATCCGTCCCCTTCAAATCAATATTCAGCTCGGTGACGGCGAATTCTTTTCCAATCAAATTTTCCTGCAATTTTAGCTTGAATATTTGGCCATTGATTTTTTCCTGAACACTGTCGCTAAGCATGGCTGGAATGATGCAGGGCTTTCCTTTCGGCTCCGCGGCTGTCGGAATTGTGGTGATACGTGTTCTTATGTAAGTCTCTGCCTGCTCTGACGTCATGCGTGTTAAGAGTACGTCGCGCACATCCTTAATATCGCCCCTGCATGCCGCAACACCTTGAAGTTCGACGCAGCCCACTGCGATGTTCGTCAAGCGAGCGAGAGTCGCTTCGTATGTTCGCAATCGGTCTGCAGCGGCTGTTCCCGCGCCTACAGAGGTGAGCAGCAGCGCTGTGAGCGCCATCGTGGTACGGATCTGCATGAAAGTCACCCTGAGCAAGTTATCAGATCGTACTCCTGCGCGATTTGAAGCTCGCCTTGCACAATCAGTAAAATTGCCAACATCGGGTTCAGGCGGTACTAGTAGTGCGTAAGCGGCCTAATCCATGACGATCGACGTTTGGCTTCCGAGGAAGTCAGCCGCCGCAGCGAGCTGGGGAGTGGTCGCGTGCCACCCTCCTGCCATACGACAGCTTCCTAACTTGTTTGGTTTTTCACTGCGGCTATACGCTCGCAGGCCTTGATGCGGCGCCGGTCGAAGGTGGCCCGAGACCATCGAGTGCGCCGGCAGAACTCGGCGATCGATCCGCCGACCTCGCCCTGCGTGGCCATCGCCCGCGCCCAAAGAAGCACGACCTGTCGATCCTCGCTCTTGTCCCCAAGCACGGTGCCGGAGAAGGCGACGATATCGAAGGTCGCGTCTGGCACGTCGCCGGCCGCCGCCTGGAGCGTGTTGCCGCGCGGGGCGTAGATCGGCGTCGAGGGCATGGCCCGGAAGGCAGCCTTCAGCCAGCGCTCGACGTCCGCGCGGGTCCACGGGTTGGCAGAGCGCTGGGGCGGGGCTGGTCCTTCCGGGGGAGCGAGCATCAGGCTCGGGTGAGCCCCTCACTCCGCCGCTTGTTTCCGAGCGCGCCCACCAAGACGGCCGAGACCAAGGTCCTTTGCAAGCGCCGACCGCCGCTCAGAGTAGCTCGGCGCTGTCATCGGGTAGTCCGAGGGCAGGCCGTAGCGGGCGCGGTAGCTATAGGCGTCGAGCCCGTGCATGCCGAGATGCCGCTTCAGCGTCTTGTAGGGCTTGCCGTCGATGAAGCTGATCAGCGCGTCGGGCGTGATCGACTTCTTGATCGCCGCGGCTGTCGGCTTTTCGACCTTTGGTTCAGCAGCAGCGGGCGCGACTGTTCCGCCCAAGCCGGCGAGGGCGGCGTGTACTTCCCCGATCAGCGTCGGCAAGTCCTTGGCTGGAAGGACGTTGTTGCTGACGTAAGCCATCACAATTTCGGCCGCGAGTTCGGCCTGGGCATAAGTGGCTTCGCTGGTGTCGTTACTCACGATGTACTCCTCATGGTGAAGCGGGCGGAATAGAGCCTGATGGCGCCCGCGTCACGCACGCCCACAGCACGATCCGGCCGCGGCGGAGGCTCTGCTCCCTCCGGCCGGCCGCCTCGCAGGCCTGCATCGTCGTGAACGACTCGGCCGCCACCGAATGGTCGGCGGCGGGCGAGGCGCCGGACAGGAACAGGATCAGGACGACGGACACGGGCGGGCTCACGTCGAGGGCGCGGCACGATCGCCCGGCGCGCGGCCGATGCGGTGATCGAACGAGCCGGCGCGGGTCTCGCCCGTCTCGCTCGCGACCAGACCCGTCCCGCCGCACTCGCGGCAGGTGTCCATGAGCGTCTCGGCGTGCCGGTCCTCGTGGGTGTCCGTGCCGGTGCCCGAGCAGCGCGGGCAGGGGAGGCGATAGTTCGGCATGGGGCGCTCCTCAGAACGGAATGTCGTCGCCGGCCTCGGCGCGCGCGAGGCGCGTCCCAGGCGGGCAGGGAGCGGTGCGCAGGCTGAACCGGTCGAACCTGCGGACGCGGACCGCTTCGGTGGCCTCCAGCACCACAAAGGTCGTGCCGGGGCTGACCTCGGCGAGGCGCTCGGCCTCCCGCAGCGCGGAGGCTTCCGTCTCGTGCTGGAAGGTCGGCCCGCGCTGGCCCAGCCCGTAGACCATCCAGAACGGCTTCATCTCGGTCAGGTCGCTCACGGTGCTCTCCTCACAGCCAGATCGGCGGGCTCTGGCTCTGCGCCCCACCTTGCCCCACCTGCTATTCGAGGTGGGGCGCGTGTAAGTGTTCGATTTCGTTGGCTCTGCCCCACCTGCCCCACCTGCCCCACCTTTTTTGAGGGTTAGAGTAATTTCGGAGCACAGGCGGGGCGCCGGGATCCGGTGCGTTTCCAGCCCCCAAGGCGCGCAAGTTCCGATTTTCCTACGCGCGCGTAGAGGTGGGGCAGGTGGGGCAGGTGGGGCAGAGCCTTTGTTATCAATGGGTTAGAGTCGCCCCACCTTCAGAACGAGGTGGGGCAGGTGGGGCGCATCTTCATTCGGTCAGGTGCTCGAACTCGGGCTCATCGGACTGATCTTCCCAAGTAATGGCCTGCCCGATCGCCTTCTCGAATGAAGTTCGACAGTTCTTCAGAGAAGGCAGCACGTAGCACCAGACGCGGCGGTCACCGTCTGGCGTGGTCCAATTCCGCTTTTGTCGCTGGAGTAACGGCACGAGCTTGCGCAATCGGCCGCCGAGGATTGTCTCTGCACTCTTGTGCCGGACTCCTCGTCGGTCGGATGCTTCGTGGTAGTCATCCCGCACGAGGTCGGTCCAGATGTAGCTTGGCCAATCCGTCGACTTCCGCGTCGGGGCGCCCGCCATCAGTCGGTCGAGCCACCAACTGTCGATCGGGTCGAGCGAGTGGATCTTCTGGCTCAGCAGCGCGGCCGTGCGCGGCACGTGGCGCAGGTCCACGCTGGCAAGGTCGAAAGCCAGGAGATCGGCGAGGAGCGCCTCACGGCCGCCGTCGGCGAGCTCGTCGTCCATCTCGGCGAAGTAGGCCGAGTTCTGGGCGCAGCGCCCGTCGACGTCGAGCACGCAAAACCGCCGCTCGTCCTTGCCGGCCGGCACCACCCAATCCTCGTTCGAGGTCATGACGACCCGCACGAAGTTGCGCAGCCGGATCGGGTCGATGCCCTTCGATTCGACCATCTGCTCGGCGGAGGTGATCAGGCCCTTGAGCCGTCCCTCCGCCTGCTTGTCGCCGGCCCAGACCGCTTCGTCGGCCTGGAGCAGGAGGCAGGAGGCCATGTGGGCGTTGAAGTTGCCGGTGAGGTAGCGGGCGCTGTCGACGAGGAAGTAGTGGCTCGGGATCAGCGAGCCGAACACCTCGCCGATCTTCGTCTTGCCCGAGCCCTGCCCGCCGCGCAGCACCAGGGCGACGCCGAGGCGCTCGCGCGGGCGCTGGAGCATGTGGGCGAAGAACCCGAACACCCACGCGTAGAGAGCCTCGTCCCCGCCGCAGATGTTGTTGAGCAGGTGGTCACGGAAGACGGCGTACTTGCCGCCCCTCCGCGGCTCGCAGCCCCAGCCGCGCCACAGGTTGAAGTAGCCGGGCGTGCCGCCGGCGTTCGCCGGATCCGGGTTGGCGTCGGGATGGAACTCGACCCCGTCGAACTGGCGCCGGTCGCGGGCGCCGAGCCAGCGCTTCGCCCACGGCACCGACTTCACGTCCTTGGCAGACGGGTCGTAGATCTCGGTCCAGCGGTTGAGCGACCACTGCCGGAAGGCGTCGAGCGTCAGGAAGCGGATCCGCTGCTCGATCGGGGCGTCGGGATTCTCGCGGATCACCACCGCCTTCGATCCGACGAGGAGGAACGCGAACTCGGCGTTCATCGCCTCGTGGTCGTAGCCGCCGGGGTCGAGCTCGACGTCGAGCGGCTTTCCCGATTTCTTGGCCCGCTCGCGCTTGGCCTTCTGGAGGTCGAGGACGGAGGTCATGCTGCGGCCCTCGTCACCGAATGGGCCGGCACCACGATCCGCGGCATCCGCACCTTGCTCAACATCGCCTCGAGCGCCTCACCCTGCGCCACGCTGTCGACCTGTAGCGGGCAGCGCGCCTCGCGCAGCACCGGCCGCGCGAGCGCCTCGTCGACCACCACCACACCCTGCCGCCACGCCGCGAGCCACGCCCGCGGGTCGGACAGGAGCCGCACCGGCTCATCCTTGGTCGACGATTCGATCAGGTCGGCACCGAGCAGGCCAGCGCGCCCGTCGTGCGTCGCGATCCGCCCCGTGCGCGGATGCCACGCCACCTCGTCGACGATGGCGCCGGACTCGATCGCCGGCAGGACGTAGGCCGGTACCGCCTCGTCCGGCTCGCCGCGAAGCTCCGCCTCGAACGCGAAGCGCCCGCGCCGCGAGAAACACACCCGCTCGCGACGCACGCGGAAGCCGAGCTGCATCGGCGTCGAGAATGGTCGCTGGATCTCGTGCGGGTCGGCGCAGTAGCCCGCGAGCGCGAACACGCTGGCGCCGCCCTCCCGGAAGAAGGCGATGTCCCGCTCCCGCAGGGCGTTCGCCGGCAGCGGACCGTCCGCGAAGGGGTTGCGGGCGGTGCTCATGACAGCACCACCGTCACGCGCTGCGCGGCCCGCGTCAGGCCGGTGTAGAGGTGCCGCGCCCGATCCTCCCGAAAAGTCGAGGATTCGTCGATCAGCAGGACGTCGTTCCACTGCGAGCCCTGCGCCTTGTGAACGGTGAGCGCGTAGCCGTAGGTGAACTCGTCCGCGCCCTTCCGCAGCGGATAGGGCACGTCCTCCTCGCGGCCCGTGAAGAAGGCCTCGGGGACCCGCACGTCCGCCGTGCGCCCCCTGATGTCGATCGAATCCAGGCCGAGCGCGACCTTGCCGTCCTCCCGCCCCTTCACCGCGGAGACGGTCCAGAGCCCGCCGTTCAGCAGGCCCTTGTCCTTGTTGTTCTTGAGGCAGACGAGGCGGTCCTCGACCTGGGGGCCGGACGGGTCCCGACCGAGCAGGCGCCGCACCTTGGCGTTCACCGTGCGGCGCGTGGCGTTGCGGCCGACGAGGACCTGGTCGGCGCCCATGACGACGCGCTGGCCGAGCGCGCTGACGTCGATAACGCGGCTGTCGCCGTAGGCCCCGCGCTGCAGGCGGCGCCCCTCGCGCACCTCCATCGACATGCGGATGATCGGGTTGTCCGCCGCCTGCCGGTGGATCTCGGTCAGCATGAAGTCGGGCTCGACCCGGGTGAAAAAGCCCTCGCCCCGCACCGGCGGCAGCTGCGCGGGGTCGCCGAGCACGAGCACCTTCGTGCCGAACGAGAGCAGGTCCTCGCCCAGGCGGTCGCCCACCATGGAGCACTCGTCGACGACGACGAGATCGGCCGACGCCACCTCGGAGAGCGGGTTGAGCCCGTAGCGCATGGTGACGCGCAGCACCTCGCCGGTGACCGGGTCGAGATCCTCTTCCTCGAACGCCTTGTAGATCAGCGAGTGGATGGTCTGGGCGCCGACGCAGCCCTTGCCGGCGAGCACCAGCGCGGCCTTGCCGGTGAAGGCGGCGAACAGCGCCATCTTGGAGACGCTGGCGGCGGCCTCCTTCGCGATCGTCGTCTTGCCCGTGCCGGCGTAGCCGCCGAGGTAGAACACCTGATCGTCGGATTCGCGATACCACGCGCCGATCCGGCGTAGGGCCTCGTCCTGCTGCGGGGACCAGCTCATCGGCCGCCCCCGAGCGCCCTGCGGCGCCGCTCGGCCTGCCGAGTCTCGTGCAGCATCTTCTGCATCGAGCCGGTGGCGAGTGCGTCGAGGATGGTGTCGTCGAAGCCGGCGAGCAGGAGCGCCACGTCGCTCGCGCGGCGCAGGCGGGCGGCCTCGGCGCGCACGGCCTGAGCGCAACCATTCGGCATGGCGGCGAGCGCGTCGGCCCGGCCCTCGGCCTTCGTTGCGTCGGCGAGCAAGGCGAGCGCGTCGTCGGTGAGCGCGTCGCGGCGGAGGAGTTCGTGCGGCTCGTTCATGGCGCCTACTCCGCAGCCATGAGCAGAGGGGCAGGCGGCGGGGCCACGCCGAAGCGGCGGCGGTCGTCCGGCCGCGTCAGGGCTTGGCGGCACCCCGGTGGAATCCAGAATGGCGCGAGCGGCGACGCGCCCTCGACCCAAACGAACCACGCGTAGGAGGTGGCGGTCGACGCATCCGGGTCCCATCGACCCTTCGTCATCGGCACGCGCTCGACGAAGGGGGCGAACAGCGTCGGCGGATGGTCGCGGAAGAGTTCGCCGTAGCGCTCGACGCCCTCGATCCAGGCGGTGCGCACAAGCGCCGCGACGGCGCAGCCCGTCAGGTCCAGCGCCCGGCGGACGAACGGCAGGGCGACCTTGAACGGCGGGTTGAACCCGATCAGGTTCGGGCGCGGCGTCACTGCCGTGCCGGGATCAAGGAAATCGGCGACGATGTAGCCACGCCCGTAATCGAAGACGTCGCTCGCGCTCACGATCGCGATGTCCTCGGCAAAGACCTCGGCCATATGCCCTTCGCCGCAGGCCGGATCCCAGGCAGAGGCGATGTGGTAGCCGTTGAGCGCCCGCGGCAGGACGTGCCGCAGCAGCGCGCGCGTTGCCCAAGGCGGGGTCGGGAAGAAATCGAGGCTGTCGGGCGGCTCGCGGCGCGAGGCCATGACGGCGCTGTGTCCGGCTGGGATCATGCCGCACGCCTCCGCGGCTCGACGGAGCCGAACAGGTCGCCGTCCCGCCGCATCGGCGCGCCGGCTTGGATCGCGGCGAGCGCGAGCGCCTCGGGCACCGGCGCAGGGGAGGGGCGGCGCGGGTCCGGCGAGGAGGGGTCCGCCTCGAGGCGGTAGACGCCCTCGCTCAGCACCAGCGAGCATCCGGCCGCCAGCCAGAAGGCGAGGCGGTCCCGGTCGGCGCCCATCATCTTGCAGGCGAAGCGGAACATCAGCGGAGGACCTCCGCGGCGTAGCGGGCGAGCAGAGCCGCGTCGGCGCGGCCGTGGTCTTTCTTTCGGGCGAATCGCTCGGCACACGCCGGGAACAGCCGGATCGCGAGAGCGCGACCAGCTTCCTTGCCCTCGTCCCCGCCCGACAGCCTGAAGTGCTTCTTCCAGTCCTTCGGCAGAGCGAGGTGCAGCGGAGCACCGGACAGCGCCAGCGTCGTCCGCCCAGCCTCGAAGGCCCGTCCGAAGTTGAAGGCGCTCTGCGCTCCCATGCTGCGACGCTGTCCGCCCTTTCCCGGAATGGAGGGCATGGCGTTGACGTGCTCGATGATCGCGAGCGTCGGGCCCATCCGCTGGATCAGACGGTTCAACCCGTGCGAATCGACCTCACCGTTGACGACAGGCATGTCCTCGACGGCAATGCGGTCTGGTGCGCTGGGGAAGTAAAAGGCGACGGCGCCGGTCAGCCCGGGATCGATCGCGACGATGCAGGCTGTTTTCGTGTCAGGAAGATCAATCACCGCCTCGGAAGGCTGCGCATCATCTTGAAAAAGCGGTGCGGTTGTGGCTTCCATTGTGTCCTCCAGAGACTTCGCTGTGACCACCGCCCGGCACCCGCTCCCCAGCAGGCCGGGCGGTTCGCGTTTCAGGGGTGGTAGCGACCGGGCGGCAGTCGGCTGCCGTCGTGCGGGCGCATGGGATCGCCGCCGAGGGGCGGACGGCGCGGCACGCGAGGCTCGTCGATCGCAGGCAGATCGGCCGCCGGCAGCGGCGTCGAGGGGCCGGCCCGCAGCCGCTCATCGGCCTGGGCGAGGGCAATCAGCACGTAGCGGCGGCCCTGGACGAGGCTCCTCGCCGTCGGCGAAGCGTCGTCCCGCAGCAGGCCATTCCGGCGCACGATCTCGTCGCGCACCGACGTGATCAGGTCCGCGAGGCCGGCATCGCTCAGATCGGCGAGGGCGCTCATCGTCAGGCGACCCGCACCGCGTCGTCCTGGCCGCGCGCTGCGGACGCCTGGTCGGCAAGCCGCTCGCGGAGCAGATAGCCCTCGAAGGCCCAGATCTTCTCGCGGGCGTTCTTCCGCGCGATCTGGCGGCCAATCTCCGGGTCGAAGTTCGCCGGGCTGGCCGCGGCGCTCTCGCCGGTGACGTTGAAGCCGTTGCGCAGGGTGAGGGCGCAGACGGTCAGCGTCGTGCCGGGGAAGACGTGGTAGGCCTCGCCCACGATGCAGGCGTCGATCAGCGCGGGCGTGAGGCGCGGGGCGTTGAGGCCCTTCGCCTTCAACTCGGTCTCGAGGTTGATCTCGTCTTGGGACATGCTGCTCTCCTCTCGCTCAGCGGCTACGGCCGCGGCTCCATCGCCCCGAACAGGGGCAGGTCGGTCAGTTCGGGGGCAGCCGTCCGCCGCGGACGCCGAGCAGCCGGTCCCACAGGCGCCGCCGCCACGTCCGGACCCGGCTCCACAGGGGCGCCGTCAGCCGCACGAAGAAGAGCCTCAGCCGCGCGAACAGCAGCGTGATCAGGCCCGGCGACGGTGGCGGTGAGCGAGGCTTCATCGGCGAGCTTCCTGAGTTGCCGCTCGCGCTCGGCGGCGTGGACGGCTTCGAGCCGGGACAGGACGTGGGAGGCGATTTCCTTGGGCGGCCGGTATTTCAGCGCCCAAAGCTTGGAGAAGGGGACGCGCGCCCGAGTAGCGACCCGGCGCATTGCGTTGCCGGCATCGCCCCAACCTGTCGCTTCCCAGCGGATCAAGTCGTCGGCCCAGGTCTGGGCCCGTGAAACGTCAGCGCTAGACATTTGCGCCACCCGCAAAAGCTTTTTGCACACCCTCAAATCCCTCTGTGGTTTCTTCGGACCACTGAGAGAGGGCGGGCAGATGAGGGAGGGAGCGGAACGCACGAGGCACAGGAGCGCGACGGCCGACAGCTTGGCGGCGGAGGCAGACGCGCGGGTAGGAGAGGCGGCCGACGGCTCGGGAGCCGGAAGCCGCCACGGGAGGAGACGCGACGATCGTGCGGCCGCTTGGGACCGGCGCACGACCGTCGCGCTCGCCATCGGGAGCGCAGCGACGCGCTCGACCGGGGCGATGGGAATTCGAAAAAGCCGGAGCCCGAAGGCCCCGGCAGTCGAGGCGACGCCCACGATGGGCCACGGACGCGCCGCGGGAACGGCGCGAATGGGGGACGGGTCCGCCGACGTCCGAAACAGTGACGACGGACCCGACCGGCCGGTTCATTCCGGCGCGGTTCGAAAGGGGAGCGCGGCGAATGCTTGGGGGCTGAAGCGCACCCGCCGCGCACGGGAGGCCGAAGCCGCCCGATCTGGAAAGGGGGAGGGCGGCGCTCATGGGACGATCCCCCAAGCGAGCGCGCACAGCCCGGAGGCTGCGAACTCCAGCAGCGAGAACGCGAGCGAGACCGTGGAGCCGGTGACAGCCGCGCTCACAAGGCTAACGAGGCCGGTCGCCGCGAAGATGAGGGCGAGCGCGATCATGTCAGGCCGCCCTCGCGAGCGAGGGGCAAGCTCGGACGAGGCGCCGAGCCTGACGCTCGACAGCCCCGTCCGGCCCGCTACCTTGAGTGTTGCCACACACCAAGGAGCTTGTGATGACGGACAGTATCCGGGATTTGCCGCAGCAGACCCGACTGAACGTAAGAGGCGTAGCGGCCTCTATTCTTTTGCCGGTCCTCATCAATCGCCTGGACAAGATGCATCCCGGCTTGACCGAAGAACTGGCAAAGGACGCAGAAAGATTCCTCGAACTCGCGATGTCACAGGCGCCGGAGACACCGCCAGAGATCCAAGCAGAGTTACGGCACGCGGTGCGCTCAATGTTGGCGAAGGACATCTAGACCATCCTCGCCGCTATTGCTGTCACAGCACGGATATCGGCAGCGGCCTCTTCGGCAAGCTGCCGATATCTGACAGGCTGGGCGCACTCGTGCGCCGCGATCCGCGCGTCAATGCGCCGGTCCAGCCAGCGCGAGAGCCAGGAGAAGGGAGCGAGGGCGCGCATCAGGCGGCCTCGTCGCTTGCAGCGGCGGCCGCTTGGCGGACCGCGCAGTCTTCAGCAGCCGCGATCAGGTCGTTCGCGGTCACTTCGCCGTCAGTTGCTTCTCGGATGCGCCTCTGCTGCGCGAGCCGCGGGATGCGCTGTCCGTATCGCCACTTCCTCACGGCCCATGCCGAAACACCCGGACCAAGACGTCTGGCGAAAGCCTCGTCGGTCAGATCGTTCGCGCGAAGGTAGGCATCGAGCTGCATGTCCGAAGATATATGCCCATGATGGGCACATCGTCAAACGCCAATCGTGCCCACCTTGTGCTCTGCTCACAGGCGAAGGCTTTGGGCACAGTCCGGCCCATGGCGAACAACCTCAAACGGCTGCGCACGGAGCGGGAGCTTTCCCAGACCGAACTCGCGGACCGTATGAACACGACACGAAATCAGATCGCGAAGCTGGAGAGCGGCGCACGCCGCCTATCGGACGTGTGGATCAGCCGTGCGGCCGTAGCGCTGCGCGTTGACCCTGGGGCACTCGTCGCCGATTCGATGCTGGTTGACGTGGTCGGCTACGTCGGAGCCGGCTCGATGATCACCTACTACGGCGAGGACGAGGGCTCGCTTGAGACCGTCGACCGTCCGCCGGGCGCGTCCGACGAAACGGTAGCGGTGAGAGTTAAGGGCGACTCCATGCCCGGCGTCGCTGAGGACCGGTGGATCCTCTATTACGACAAGCGCGTCCGAAGCGTGCCGGACGAGTGGGTGAACCAACTCTGTGTGGTCTGGCTGCCGAACGAGCGCGTTTACGTGAAGAAGGTGTACCGGGGCCGCGACCCCGGCACGTTCGATTTGATCTCGACCGGACACTACGAGCCCATGCGGGACGAAGAGGTCGAGTGGTCCGCGAAAGTCCAGTGGATCAAGCCCGCCTAGAACGGGATCTCGTCGTCAGGGTCACACACCACCCCGAACGTGCCGATGAAGCGAAGCGACTCACATTCACCCGTGAGCGTGTTCGTCTCCTGCGTGAAGGCCTGCGCGCCGAGCACACGCCCTTGCTCGACGAGGCGTTGAGCAAGGCGGGTAGCACCTTCCGGGGAAGAGCATGAGCGGGTCTCGAGTCTGCCGATCCGCCCCTTCTTCGTGCGTACGAACGATTGCACCGCGTGAGTCGTGATTTGCCCCATTTCGGTCTCCTGTGAGACCTCAAGGATGGAACAGAAAGAGAACAAAGCAAGCGGATAATGCCCATATCGTCCTCGCCTGTGGAAAGCGGGGAAACCGCAATGTGCCCATTATGGGCTTGACGAGCGTGCCCATTCAGGGCACGTTGTGCCCATCGCCGCTCAACGAGCCGATGGAGCCGCACGGTGCCCCAGCCCTACACCCACATCGTCCAGGACCTCGCCGGCCAGTTCTTCCAGGTCCGTGACGCGGGCTCGGCCGAACTCTCCCACGTCTTCCACGGCATGGCCGTGAAGCGCGCCGGCGGCGGCTTCGCCCCCAAGAAGGGCGCCCGCGAGATCCTCGTTCGCAAGCTCGGCTGCCGCGTCGTGGCCGCCCTCGCAGCGAAGGCCGCCTGACCATGGCCGCCTTCCTCGCCAACCTCGCGCCGTTCGCCGGCATCCTGATCGTCGGCGCCCTGTTCGCTGTCGGTCATCACCGGTGGGGGCGCGCGTGAACGCCCTCTCGATGCCCGAGACCATGACCGAGGCGATGGTCGATGTCTGGCAGCGGGCTTTCGCCAAGCAACTCAACCGGCGCCGCAAGGGGACTCGCGCCGACTGCCATCGGCAGCACCGGTATCCCGAGACCTGCGAGGCTTATGCTTGGCGGGCGCTGATCGCCCACCTGCAATCCCCGCACATTGCGCCGGCCGATATCGTCTTGCAGACGAAGCCGCTCACGCAGCGGGGTGGCCAGTGAACGCCCCGCTTCGCTCCGACGCGGTGAGCCTGCCGCTCTCCCCCGTGGTCGCGACCTTCCGCGTCCGCCAGCGCACCGCCGGCACGTGGGACGTCGTCCGCGAGATCTCCGGCCCCGACGTGCTCAGCGTCGAGGAATCGCCCCTCCGCATCGGCGACCTGCACCGCGATCCGGCGGAGGCGAATGCTGCGGCCGCCGCTGCTGCCGAGGCGTGGAAGCTGACCGGTCGCGAGGCCCTGGTGCGCCCGATCTCGACCGCCACCACCGGCCGCCGCGCTGGCCAGACCTACGGCCTGTTCCCGCTGCGGAGCGAGCCCGACGCTGAGCACCGCCTCGGCTCCCAGGACCTCGGCATCATCGCGAGGGCATCATGAGCGCCGCTCCCACCGTCGCCGACACCGGCACGCCCCTCTCCGTCATCATACAGGCCGAGCGCGACTCCGCTCGCACGTTCGGCCTCGCCGCCGGCCTCTTGATCGGCGGCGCCTCGCAGGCCGAGGGCGCGCTGCGCACGCTCGCCTCCGGCATCGGCCTGATCGAGCAGGCCGCCCGCGACGGCACCGACCCCGCGACGGTCGCCGCCTACGCGGCCCGCCTCGAGCGTGAGGCCGCCGCCCTGCTCGGCCGCCTCGTCGCGGTTCGGGTCAACGCCACCACCGCCGACTCCCGCGAGGCCGCCTGATGTTCGGCCTCGTCGTCGATGCCCTCGCGCTGATCGGCGCGTGGTCGGTCGCCCGCCGACTCTACCGGCTCCGCCGCTTCTTCCGCCGCTGATCCCGACCGCGGGGCCGGGACACGCCCCTGCACCATCCACGAGCACGACCTATGAAGCGCATCCTCGCCTTGGCCGCCCTCCTGCCCCTCGCGGCCTGCGGTCCCTACCAACTCGCCGACACCGAGCGGCAGGTCGCCGAACTCGGCGCCCGCGAGATCGCCGACCGCTCGCAGGCCGACTTCGTCGGATGCTCCGGGCAGGACTCGGACAAGGACGGCTACGTCACCTGCACGATCAAGGACCGGGCCTCGCCGCGCGCCGAGCACGAGCTCGCCTGCGCGTACAAGGCCCGCGGCTGCAAGCGCAAAGCCTGACCCGTCCGCCGGGTCGGTCTCCGGCCCGGCGCCCGCCCTCCTGTCGCGGCGCCATCCATGAGCACGCTCGCCAACCTCCCCTGGATCCTGACGCTCGCCGGCACCGCCGGCCTCACCGCCTACGCGGCCTTCCGTGCCTACGACGACGGGTGCGCCCAGCAGGCGGCCGACGACGGGGAGGGCCGCGCGGATGGCTGAGGACACGCCCCTCGCCCTGTTCGTCGAGCGCACCGATGCCGGCCCGCGCCTCGTCGCATCCCGCCCGGACGGCGAGCGCGTCGCCGAGTTCGATCTCAACCGAGCCGGCGCCCGCCTCATCGCCCGCGAGCTGCTCGCCGCTTCCGGCGACGGCACCGAGCGCACCTTCACCCCGGAGGCCGCCCGTGGCTGACCGCACCCCCGACCAGCAGCAGCTCGCCGACCTGTTCCTTGCCCTCGGCGTCCGGCTACCGCTGCGCGTCGGCGGCCCCCTCGGCCGCGAGATCCGCGACGCCGACGGGCACACGTTCTTCATCGTCCTGCCGACCGGCAGCCAGTCCGACGACCGCGCCCGCGCGCTCGCCATCGTGAGCACTGTGAACGCCGCCACCGGCACGCCCGACCACGAGGCCGGGCCGCTCCCGGTGCTGCGGCCGCTTACCGCCGATGTGATCCGGGCGGCCGAGCAACCCTTCGACCCCGATTACCTCGTCGCCCTGGCGCAATCCGCCCGGGCCGCCGCCGCGGAGTGAGCGCCATGCGGATCATCGACCACAACGAGGGGCGCGTGCCCGGCCCCGGCCTCTACCGGATGCCGGCGGCGCTCTATCACGCGGACCCGGCACCGGGCCCGAGCCTGTCCTCGTCGATCGCCCGCGCGATCATCAGCGAGACGCCCCGGCACGCCCACGCCAAGCATCCGCGCCTGACGCCGCAGACCGAGGACAGCAAGAACCGGAAGATGGATCTCGGGTCCGTCGCCCACGAGATCCTGACGGGCGAAGGGCGCGGCATCCACGTCATCACCGCGACGAACAAGGCCGGCGAGGCTGTCGAGACCTACGCGACGAAGGCCGCACAGGAGGAGCGCGACGAGGCGCTCGCCGCCGGGCTGACGCCGGTCCTGTCCTGCGACCTCCTCAAGGCCGAGCGCATGGTCGCGGCGGTGCGCTCCCGGCTCGCCGAGACGCCGGAGACCAAGGGCGCATTCGAGCAGGGCGCGGGCGAGACCTCGCTCGTCTGGCAGGATCGGCTCGGGCTGTGGGGCAGGGCGCAACTCGACTGGCGTGGTCCCGAACCGCACCTGATCTGGGATCTCAAGACGACTTCGGCCGGCCTCTCGGACCGCGCCATCGCGACGAAGATCGCCGAGGGCCTGGACATCCAGGAGCACTGGTATCGCCGCGGCCTGACGCGGCTGGTGCCCGACCTGATGGGCCGGGTGCGCATGCGCTTCGTCTTCGTCGAGACGGTCGAGCCGTTCGAGTGCCGCGTGATCGAGCTCTCCGGCGAGCAGCAGTGGCTCGGCGAGCGTAAGGCCATCACGGCGGCCGTCCTGTTCCGCGAGTGCCTGCGCACCGGGCGGTGGCCCGGCTACGCGGCCGGCATCAGCCGCGTCGAGGCGCCGGCATGGCCCGCCGCGCAGTGGGAAGCCCGCGAGGCCGCTGACCCCCTCTTCCGCGAGTTCGGCACGGCCCTGGTGTTGGCCCACTCGACCGCCGCCCCCGATCAGGAGATCGCCGCGTGACCAAGCCTCCCGTTCGCACCTTCGAGGACAAGGAAGCGGTTCGCCAGCAGGTGCCGCTCCTCGTCGGTCTCTTCGGCCCGTCCGGTTCGGGCAAGACCTTCAGCGCCCTCCGCCTCGCGCAGGGCATCCAGCAGGTGGCCGGCGGCGACATCTTTGTCGTCGATACCGAGTCGAAGCGCGCGCTGCACTACGCCGACCGCTTCCGCTTCCGCCACGTCGAGTTCGGCGCGCCCTTCGGCTCGCTCGATTACCTCGCCGCGCTCCAATACTGCGTCGGCAAGGGTGCCCGCACGATCATCGTGGATTCGATGAGCCACGAGCACGAGGGCGTCGGCGGCTACCTGATGACCCAGGAGGCCGAGCTCGACCGGATCGCGGGCGACAACGAGAGCAAGCGTCAGAAGGCGACCTATTCGGCCTGGATCGTGCCGGCCAAGCAGCGGCGCCAGTTCATCAACGGCGTGCTCGGGCTCAACGCCAACTTCATCTTCTGCTTCCGCGCCAAGGAAAAGCTCAAGATCAAGGGCGGCGGCTCGCCGACCGAGCTCGGCTACATGCCGATCGCGGGCGAGGAATTCCTGTTCGAGATGACGGTGAACGCCCTGCTGCTGCCGGGCGCCCGCGGCGTGCCGACTTGGAAGACGGACTATCCCGGCGAGCGGCGCATGCTGAAGCTGCCGGAGCAGTTCCGCGAGCTGTTGCTGAAGGAGCAGCCCCTCGACGAGGAGATCGGCCGCAACCTCGCGCAGTGGGCGCAGGGCGGCACGGTCGAGGTGTCGCGACCGACCAGCAAGCCGGACGAGGGCAGGGCGCCGTCGCCCAACGGCCCCCGCGACCGCAAGACCGAACTCCTCACTGCCGCCCGTGAGAAAGCGCGCGCCGGCAGCGACACGTTCGGGCTCTGGCGCGATCGGCTGAGCGAGGGGCAGCGCGCCGCCGTCGACGAGATCGAGGACGAGTTGCGCGACCTGATGGCGGATGCGGACGATCGCCCGCCAGACGACAGCTTCCCAGCCGACGACGAACTCGCCGCGCGCGGGGAGGCCGCCTGACATGGCCGAGTCCTTCTCCGCTCGCGGCATCAGCCTCGCAGGCTGCCCCGAACCCCGCTGCACCTGCGGCAGCCTGATCGTCCGCCTCTACGACGAGGCCGGCAACATCGTCGGTGGTTTGGTGCTCCCCCGCGAGCATGCCGCCCTGTTCGCCGCGCAGGCCGCAGCGCTCACCGGTCCCGACGCACGGACCGACCTTTCCGTCATCCGCTGCCAGGGAGTCGCCTGAGATGAACGCGCACGCTCACCACCTGACGCGCTCTCAGGTCATCGCCCTGCTCGAAGAGCGCGACACCCTTCGCGAGACCATTCGCCAGCTCGAAGACATCCTCGTGCCCTTCATGGTGCTGCCGAAGGACTGGCGGCTTACGACCTCCGAACAGCGGATGATGCGGGCACTGCGCGCATCCGCACCCGGCATCCTCCACAAAGAGCGCGCGATGATCGCGATGTACGGCACGTGGGAGGACGCGCCGGAGCAGAAGATCGTCGACGTCTTCATCTGCAAGATCCGGCGCAAGCTCATGGAGGCGCAGACCCGCATCCACATCGAGACGATCTGGGGGCGCGGCTGGAGGCTGACGCCCGAGAGCATCCAGATCTTCGACGGGATCGTCGCGGCTGATGCGGCCGACTATCCCGCGTGGCCCTCTGCCGAGAGGGCGGCATGAGCGCCCTCGGCATCTACTGCGCCGATTGCGGCACCGAGTGCGAGCGGATCACCGGTCGCGAGGCCGGCACCCGCGAGCCGGACCTGCTCGACGCCCAGGTCTGGGCCTGCACGGTCTGCCCCGAGGCGTGGGCTCCGTGCGCGCCCGACGGCACCGCAATCGGGCTCCCAGCCGGCGAGAAGACTCGCGAGGCCCGCGCCATGCTGCGCGAGCGCCAGGTCGAGCGGTTGATCGGCGAGGCCCTGCGCCACTGCCCGAACGGTCGGACGATCGCCGAGGAGCGCGTCGCGTCCTTCCTTGCCCATGCGCTCAGCCTGCCGCCGGCAGAGGCCGCGATCGACCGTCTCAACCTCGAATGGTGCCGCCGCGCGTGGCGGGCGCTCCAGGGCGCCTCCTACGCCGACGCCGTGCGCCACGCCCAGACCTATCGCCCGAGGAAAGCAGCCTGATGCGCCCCCTGATCATCGACAGCTTCGCGGGCGGCGATCCTCAGCGCGCTTCCCGCAACACCCGCCGGGCTTCCTGCTCAAACACCGTGTGCCGAACCGAGGCCGGACCATCGGTCGGCGCGTCTCTGCCTTCCTCACGCACGCAGCGGAGGAACCGCTGCCGGCTGAACCCAAACGGGCGAAGGCTGGTGGTCAGCGCGCGCAGCACGAGGCGCATGGCCTGCTCGCGCTCTTCGGCGACTGCAAGGCGCGCCTTCAGCGTCTCCAGCTCACTCGGGGGTTCCGGCACCAGCATCGGCAGCCCTGATCGCTTGTCACCAGCCACCCTGATTCTCCTTGGTCTCGGCGACAGGCTTTTGGCTCGCGGCTCGTCTGTTGTCGATCGGACCGCGGGCACAATCGGACGTTATCCGCGCCGCCCAGCCGTCGCCGCCCGCCGCCTCCCCTCGACCTCTCTCGCCGCGGAGTGACGCCCATGGTCGCCTACAGCTTCAAGAAGCGGTTCGGCCCGCCGATCCTCGCCGGCACCAAGGCGCAGACGATCCGCGCCGACCGGAAGCGGCACGCTCGGCAGGGCGAGCAGCTGCAGCTCTACACCGGGATGCGGACGAAGCACTGCCGGCTCCTCGGCCGGCCGACCTGCCTCTCTGTCATGCCCGTGCGCCTGTGCTTCTCCGAGCGCAGCGCGACCGAGCTATTCGAGGTGGGCGGCGAGCTGCTCAGCCCGGCGCGGATGGACACCTTCGCGCGCGAGGACGGCTTCGAGAGCGTCGAAGACATGGCCCGCTTTTGGTGGGCCGAGCACCCGCCGGAGGAGGGCGATCGCATCGCCTTCGAGGGCGTGCTGATCCGCTGGCAGCCTCTCGCCGACGCCCCCGTCCTTCCCCTTGCAGCCGAGTGACCGCCATGCCCGAGGTATCCCGCAAGCTCGACATCAACCTGCACGACACGTCCGTTGGCATCTGGCAGGACGACCCGAACGACCCGACCTTTCGATCCGAGATCTTCGAGCCGCTGACCGCCTGGATGCGGCGGCGAGGCTGGCGCGTCACGGCCGATCCGGAGGTGCTGAAGCGCCACCGCTGCATCAGCAAGGGCTACCGTGTCGCCGAGCGCGGAGACCTGCGCGCGAGGGGCGAATGCCACGGACGGTCCATCGAGGTGACGTTCTGGTCCGAGCGCGCCGTGCAGGAGAACCGCAACGGTCGGCGCTATGACTTCGACAAGCGCGACCGCGCGCCGTACCTCGACCGCCTGCGGATGGACTTGGAGGCGCGGCGCATCCTGGCATGGCTGGGCGCGCGTGCCGAGCTGACGATCCGCGAGCGGCGCACCCCTCGCTGCGGGGCTGGGGCCGGTGAACTGCCGGCCGCGGCATGGATCGAGCAAAACGCCCGCGCGTCAGGCCACTATGCGCCCGAGTTGGGCCGGGCCCGCTACACCAACGGCGATCGGTGCCGTGCAACGAAGGACGGCGGGCTCCTGGAGCACGGCTCAGTCGCGTGGTTCATCGACCGCAAGGGCCGCGTTCTGCGGGGTCGCGCCTTCTACTCGCTCAACGACCGGTGGGCCATTCAGGTCGGCCGGTTCGGCGTCACCTTCGCCTCGGCCTTCGAGATGTTCACCGCGCCGCCGCCAGAACTCCGGCGGAAGCGGAACGAAGAGGCTCGCCGCAAGCAGCTTGAGCGAGAGATCGGCCGCGCCGTCAGGGGCGAGGACTTCGAGCGCGCGGCGCTGCTGAAGAGGATCGCGTTCGGATCAGAGCCCGTTTACCGGATCTGGTCACGCAAGAACGACTGCTATTACGGCCCGCAATACTGCGGCTACACCGCAGACATGACCTTCGCCGGTCGCTACACGCGCGAAGAGGCAGAGGCCGAAGTCCTTCGCGTCCCGCACATCCTCAGCCTCGTCACGCCCGCCGGCAAGCACCTGCGCGCCGAGGACTTCGCGGCGCCTTCCATTCTGATGGCTGCGGAGTAATCGTCATGGCCGAGACCAGCACCATCGAATGGACCGACGCGACGTGGCAGATCGTAACCGGCTGCTCCCTTGAGAGCCCCGGCTGCACGAACTGCTACGCGATGAAGCTCGCCGGCACGCGGCTTCAGCACCACCCCTCGCGCGAAGGGTTGACGGTCCCGAGCAAGGCCGGCCCGGTGTGGAACGGGAAGGTCCGGTTCAACGAGGAATGGCTCCTGCAGCCGATGCTCTGGACCCGCGGCCGCAACATCTTCGTGGCCGCGCACGGCGACCTGTTCCACCCGGAGGTGGCAGACGAGGTGCTCGACCAGGTGTTCGCCGTCATGGCAGCATCACCGCAGCACACGTTCCAGGTGCTCACGAAGCGCTCGGCCAGAGCCCGCGCCTACCTGACGGCCCCCGATGTCGTCGCCCGGATCATCGCGGCGCTGGAGGCGCTCGCCGAGATCATCGGACCCGGCAAGAATAGCCGCGACCCGAAGGGCGGCGCGGGCTGGAACGCGTGGGCGGCAGCCGAGAACCTGAAGCTCGGCAACGTGCAAAGCTCCTGGCCGCTCTGGCCCCTGAAGAACCTCTGGCTGGGCGTCTCGGCCGAGGATCAGCGGCGCGCCGACGAGCGCGTGCCGGACCTGCTCGCGACACCCGCGGCCGTCCGCTTCGTCAGCGCTGAACCGCTGCTTGGGCCGATCTCATTCTTCGACCTGCTGAGCGAGCCGGGCCGACGCGTAGACGCCCTTCGCTCCGGCCTCGCATGGCTACAGACCGAGGAGGGATGGCTCGGCGGGGCGGACTGCCATCCTGCGCTCGATTGGATGATCGTTGGCGGAGAGAGCGGCCCGAACGCACGGCCGATGCACCCGGCATGGGCCCGCAGCATCCGCGACCAGTGCGCAGCGGCCGGCGTCGCCTTCCACTTCAAGCAGCACGGGGCTTGGGCGGCGATCGATCAGAGCGCAGGCGCCGATGAGGCTGGCTGGCAGGGCCGCGGCGACTGGATGATCCTGTCCGCCGACGGCGACCTCGACATTCCCGACGATCGCTGGCCGGACGAGGCCGCCGGCGAAGTCGCCGTGGTCCGCGTCGGCAAGAAGACCGCCGGCCGCCTCCTCGATGGAGTGGAGCATAACGGCATGCCCGAGGTGCGGATATGAGCGCCCGCGCCCCGAAGCCGCCATGCCCGATCTGCGGCGACCCCAACGCCTATCCGCTCTGGGCAGATCAGGCGCAGCCCGAAGCCTGCGCCGCAGACGCCGCCTCTTGGCACGGAGGCGGACCCGTCACGTTCCGGACCGTTACCGAATGCCCCCTGCAGATGAACCGGGCTCGGCAGGCTGCGGCGTTCCGGAAACTGGTGCCCGACGCCTTCGACACCAACGGCAAGATGCTTCCCGGCCAGCTCGCCCGCGTGCTCGGCGCCTATGCGAAGGCCTATCCCGGTCGGAGTGTCGTGCTGTGACGAAGCGAGCCTCAAAGCCTCTCCCGCCGCCGACCGACGAAGAGCGCCGCGTCGCCGGTGAAGCGGCCCGAGCCCTCCGCGCGGCGATCGCCAATCCGAGCACGAGAGGCGCCGAATCCGTCGTGCACATTGATCTCGCCCGCCCGCGCCGCGGTGAGTGGTGGACGACATGGGCGAACCTGCCCGGCTTCGTCCGGGTGAACGGGTACGGCGGGCACTACTGGCACGCCTGCCTGCCGGGCTGGACCTACAGCCGGCGCGAGATCGTCGCGGAGATGATCCCCGACCTCGAGGCCCTGGCCGAGCACGGCGTGCGGCCGACCGAGGCGACGAGCAAGGGAGCAGCCGCGTGACCCGCCGTTTCGCCGCCGACACGTCGGTCTCGATGGACCGCAGCATCGCCGAGATCCGGACGACAGTCCGGCGCTACGGGGCCAACGAGTTCATGCACATGGAGAGCGACGAGCGCGCCGCCGTCTCGTTCGCGATGCGCGGGCGCCGCATCCTCTTCCGGGTGCCGATGCCCGATCAGAAGGACCGCGCTTTCACGCACACCGAGACCGGCAAGCTGCGGGCGGCCAACGTCGCCGAGGCAGCATGGGAGCAGGCCTGCCGTGCGAGCTGGCGGGCGCTCGCCCTGGTCATCAAGGCGAAGCTCGAAGCGGTCGAGGTCGGCATCGTCGTCTTCGAGGACGAGTTCCTGGCGAACACCGTCCCGCCGGGCTCCAGCGTCACCCTCGGCGAGGCCATGCGCGAGCCCATGCGGATCGCACACGAGACCCAGAGCAGCACGCCGCTGCTGCCGTATCTCGGGGAGGACGGCCGATGAAGGCGACCGTCTCCCCCGCGGCCGAGGCATTCGCCCGCCGCGTCCACGCCGGCCAAGTCGACAAGGGCGGCGCGCCCTATACCGGGCATCTCGGACGCGTCGCAGCCCGCGCCCGCGCGCATGCCGAGGCGATGGGGCTGCCGATCCAGCACGCCAAATGGTGCCAGCAGGTCGGATGGCTGCACGACACGATCGAGGATACGGGAACCGAGGCGGACGACCTTCTCGACGCTGGTTTCGATCCGGCTGTCGTGCAGGCCGTCCAACTGCTCACCCGACCGCCGGGCAAGCCGTACCTCGAATGCGTCGCCGGCATCATCGCCAGCGGCGATCGGCTCGCGATGATCGTGAAGCTCTCCGACAACGAGGACAACCTCGACCCGGCGCGGGCCCTACCGAATGCGTCTCCAGATCACGCCCTGCGCTACCAGCGATCAGCGGAGATGCTGCGCGCCGCGCTCGCCCCGACACCATCCACCACCACCGCACGAGGCCGAGATGCGTAGCGCCAGCACCGACCGCCGGGCGCACGAGCCCTCTTCATCCAGCAGGAGCCAAGTCATGCCGCCGACCGATCCCGTCCGGAGGGTCGTCCGCTTCCCCGACGTCGCCCGCGAACTCGGTGTCTCGCCGACCACGCTCCGCCAGATCTGCAAGAGGGGCGAAGGGCCGCCCCTACTTCGTCTCAGCGAGCGGTGCTTCGGCGTCCGGCGGGGCGATCTTGATGCTTGGATCGAGACCCGCAAGGTGGGCGGCCCATAGGTCGAGGGCCGCCCGCTTCTCCGGGTTGTAGAGGGCGTAATTGTAGACGCCCGCGACCCCGGCCTTTGTGCCCGAGATGTGGTTCAGCACGGCCTCGACGACGTGCGGCAGCACCCCGAGGTTTCCCATGCCGGTGGCGGCGGTCCTGCGCAGGTCGTGCAGCCGCCAGCCGGTGACCCCCGACGCCTTGTCGAGCGCAGCCTTCGCCCGGGTGAAGCCCTGGAAGCCGCCGACCCCGCTCCCGAACACGAGATCCCGCCCGACGATCGCGGGCGCGCCCGCCAGGATCGAGAGCGCGGCGTAGGACAGCGGCACGTCGTGCGGGAGGCTGTTCTTCGTCCGCTCCTCTGGCAGGTGCCAGATCCCGGCCGCGAGATCGACCTCCGCCCACGCCATCTCCGCGACTTCGTCCCGCCGCTGCGCGGTCAGCAGCAGCAGCCGGACGATGCGGCCGAAATCGCCCTCCGGTAGCGCCTTCAGGATGGCCGCGATTTCCTCCGGCCGAAGCACGCGCTGCCGGCGCTCTTCCTTGATCGGCTTGCGGGTGCCGACGACCGGGTTCGCCTCGGCTGCACCTTCCGCGATCAGCCACGTGAAGAAGGAGGAGAGCGTCGTGCGCGCCCGGTTCGCGGCGTGCGGTCCCGAGCCCTTCGCGATCTCGCCCAGCCGCTCGGCGACCTGCGCCCGCGTCACGCCATCGACCGGCGTCTTGTGCAGCGGCGCCCACGCTTTCTGCAGGTAGTAGGTCGATTCGCCGAGCCCCTTCGCGCGTACCCGCGGCGCCAGCGCCTCAAGGTATGCCGGGATCTTCGTGGCGACGGTAACGGCCGCGCGCTTTCGCTCGGCCTCCCGTTCCGCGCTCGGGTCGGCGCCGAGCCGCACGCGAGCGAGCCGCTCGGCCGCCGCGCGCCGGGCATCGGTCGCGGACAGCACGCCGACCTTGCCGAGGGTTTCCCGCTTCGTCTGCCCGGTGGCGTTGCGGTACTGCACGACCCAGACCCGCGAGCCGCCCGCGTTCGCCCGCATCCCGAACCCGGCCAGATCCTCGTCGAAGACGATGACGTAGGCCTTCCCCTCCGGCACCTTCAGAGCTGCCGCCGATTGGTTCGTGAGGCGCAT